CGAAATCATTAACTAAATCACCACTTGATGTATATGGAGTATCTACCATAACTTCGGTATCACTTAATACCTCAATTACGTTTGCAGAATAGTTTAATGAAGGAACTGATATTATATTATCATCTACTGAAGATGTCCAATTACTAATACCATCTGATATTTTTAGTTTATAATTTGTTCCTGCTCTCCATTTTGTTATGTCAGATTGACTTGGTGGACTTTGAGAAATTCCAAACAAAGTACCTGTTTGTGTTACACTTGGTATGTTTTTTGTAAATATCGGCTTTACAAGTTCCTCTATTGTAACAGAGGGTTTTTTATAAAATCTAACGATAGTTTCATTAGATATATTTTTATTTATCTGTATTGTTCTTTCCCATTTAACATTGTAAACACCTTTCCATTCTTTAGGTATATCTTTAATTTGATTAAGATCTGCAACATGAGTTTTTAATTCTCCAAGAATCGTAATTTTACCTATTCCAATTGCAGTATCATCATATACATGAACCGATACTAATTTAGAATTACCTTCATAATATTCAGGATTACCATCTCCTGGTTCAAAATATACAGGATTACCCTCTACATCTAAAATTTCTATTTTTATTTCAGTAGATTCTCTTAAGTGTTCAGAACCCTCTATAAGAAATCCATTCTTACCACCAGTTAGTGTTTCACTTAGTTCTGTAATTCTGAAGTATTCGGAATTAGGCAAATCGTCATTTTCAAATACTTGAAAATTTGATAAGTTTAAAAAAGGAGAATATGATTTAATTATTGCCATGGGAATACATCTTTCCTATATAAATATTTAAAAAAAAGATTTTGTTATATATATTATATAGAAATCTATATATAATGGGAAAATATACTACAATACAAATAAAAAGAGAGTTATACAAGGAATTGAATGATTACTGTGCAGAGAATGGATATAGTAAAAGTGGGTTAATTGAGAGATTGGTAAAACAAAAAATAAGTCAGCCTAAACAACCTAAACCATCGAATGTACTAAGAGTAACAAAGTAATTACTTACCTTCGTTATCCTTTTCAGATATTATAATATCATCTTCATTACAAGTACCAAGAACTATTGTCTTTAAATGAGGAATATCTTTCCATATAATGGACTTTTCTCTTGATGGATTGTATTTACCTTTTACTAAATAAGTAACTGTTGTATTATCATCCAATGTTAAAAACCCATGTGCAGAATCTTTGTTTACATAAACACTTTCTCCCTCACCTAAACAATACGCTTCTAAAGTTTTAGTTTTTAAATTGTAAATAAAATCTATTATCGTTCCTTTAGTAACTATAATTTGTTTTTCTTGTTTTGGATATTCTTGATAATGCATTCCTCTAAATGTAAACTTTTTACTATTTACACTTATATTTACTTGTTCCCACTTTTTAGTAGATATACAAGTTAAAGAACCTCTTGAATCTGCAAACGTATTTAAATCAACTATCATATTAATATCTTACGTTAGAGAATCCTTCTTCTTTTTTAATAGTAATCAAGTCATCTACCACATCTCTCATAGAATCTATGTGTGAGATAATCATTACGAAATCAAATTGAGTTTTAAGGTAGGTGAACAACATAAAAAGGGATTGTAAGTTCTCACTATCCAATGTACCAAATCCTTCATCTATAACGAGGAAATTAGGTCTTGGAAGGTTACATACATTTATAAGTGCAACTCGAATTGCCAATCCACTAATGAATCTTTCCATTCCACTACACATTTCTAAACTCCATCTCTGGTCTCCATATACTAGATATGCATTAATGTTCCTGCCATCAATTTCTAATTGCATTCCGAAATCAACTATTTGACCTAATATATTGTTTACTTCACCTTCAATCATTGGAAGTGCTTTCTCAATGAGTTCATATGAAACTCCATCTCTACCAAGAGCATTTAAATAATAATCAAATAATTTAGATTGAGATTCCAAATCTTTAACCTCGGATACTCTATCTTCAATTGTTTCCTTTTGGTTCTGTAATGCTGATATTTTACCATTTAAGGAAAGAATTTCTGAATTGGAGTTTCTAATCTGTTGTTTGATTTTTTCCCAACCATGTCTAACATCTACAATCTCATTTCGGATTTCTCTATTCTTATTAATTTGAGTTTCATTCTTATAATACTCTTCAATAAGTTGCTCTTGTTGTACTAATTGAGTAGAATTACGATATTCTTCAGTTTCCGTTGTTGATAACTTGTTAATAAGTCCTGATATTTCTCTATCAATTTTATCTTCTTTGGATTTTGCTTCTTGAAAATTAGTCCATTCTTTTTCATATGGAACTAACGAATCAATTGATAATGTTATTTCAAGGTGTTGTTGATTAAAATCATGTAAGTGAGATTCACCATCTTTTATCTTAGAATCTACCTTTGCTTTCTGTTCTCGAATAGTTTGGGAGTTCTCCATACAAACATCACACTCTTCATCATACTTGTGAGAATCTAAATGTTCCTTCCGTTCATATAAAGAATCCAACTTAATCTTAATCTTTTCAATATCAGACTCCAAGGTTTGTTGAGAACTCCGTTTTTCCTTTAATTTAGTAATACCCTCTTCTAAATCTTCTTCATCGAACTTGTCAAGAATTTCATCAAGAGTAATCTGTGTCTCTTCTCTATGTGTAATCCTCTCTTGAATTGAATTTTTAGATTCTTTTAGCTCATCTTGTTTTTTAGAAAGTAGTTTTCTTCGTTTTTCTAACTCTTCAATAGAAACACCACTATCTGCATTTAACTTAACAATTTTCTCATTTAATTTGATTATTTCTTTGTTAAGTTTTTCTTCTTCTACCTTGGCAGAATCTTGTTGAATATCTAAAAGTTTGTATTCTGATTTTTTTTCTTTTAATTCAACTACGATATCCGCTAATTTCTGAGTGAAATCATCTTGTTTGAATTTTCTAATTAATGAAGCATTATCTCTATTTTCATCGCTTGCCTGTTGATATAATTTATCAAAAATATCTACACCAATAAACTGTGATAACACTTCCTTACGTTCACTTTGTGATTTATCAATAAATAATGCATTATTACCTTGAAGTGAAAGTGTAGTTAAAACAAAATCCTCAAACTTACCTAAATACTTTTCTATCTCTTTATTCGTGTCTTTTCGTTGTTCTCCGTTTAAAGACTGTGGAATACCTCCATCTTCTTTCCAAAAGTTTACATCAACTTTAACCGATGTTGCTTTCCTAACATACTTTGCAGTTCGTTCAATAAAGTAATCAACACCATCTATCTCAAAGTTAAATTTACAATAGAAGTTTTGCTTGCGATTGTTCATTATGTTCTTTGATATGTTTGTACGAGATGTTTTATCAAATACACAAAAAGATAATGCATCGAACAAAGATGATTTACCAGCTGCATTTGGTGCAAATATACCAACGATACCTTGTGCTTTATCAAAACGAATTAAGTTATCTTCTCCATATGAAAACATATTAGAAAATTGGAAATCCTTTGGTGTCCATAAGATATTCTCTGCTATCTTTGAATCATCAATCAAACCGTTCATTTCCTTATTGATGTCGGTTATCTGATTTAACTCATCATCATCTAACAAATACTGTCTTTCTAAATATTCACGTATTAATTGGTTTTGGAATGTTTCATCCTTAACATTACCAACTATGTTTTTATTTAGTTTACTATTTTGTTTAAGTTGTCCCATTGTATCAGTTCGTGTAACTGTTACTTCTGCAACTTTAAATATTTTCTTTAATTCTGTAATACGAAGTTTCATTGTAGAAGCTTCTGTATTTGTAAAACGTAATCGTAACCTTGGATTCTTTGGAAGTTTAGTACCCACTTCATCATACACCCATTGTGGTATCTGCCCATCCACTACATCAACTGTAAGGAATCCATAATCATTATGTATATGATGTTCGGTAAACGTTCTTGTAGGAACATCCCATAGAAGATAACCATGATTCTCCAACATCTCTCCATGATTTTGTTGAACCATAGAACCTGCATATGCAATGTGTTCGTATCCTTTACCAAACGTTTGTCTTTTGTGAATATCACCTAACATCGCTATATCAAATCCATCAAACATTTCTACTTGAAATGAATTAGAAGAAACAATATAACCAATATCAGTTTGTGCTTTATTTACCGGTCCATGAAAAAGACAGATTGTATTCTCACCTTCAATATCATTTCCACTTGGCCAATTCTCTTTCTTATCCAATATAGAATATACTACAAAGGTAAGATTATGAATATTATATACACCAGTATCTCGTAAATAATGTAAACGAGGATTCTTTAAGTTTTCTATTATTGGAGTTAGTACATCTAACCTATGATTGTTGTTTAAGTTACAATCGTGATTACCTGTTATAATAATAGTTTCACGTAATTTTGCACACTCCGTAAAGAACCAAGATATTTCCTGAAGTAATTCTGGACTCATTTCCGTTTTAGCGTGAGCAATATCGCCCGCAAGATAAATAACCGAATCTTGGATATCATCTTTTACTACTTGTTTTAAAAATTTCTTGAATATTAATCTGTACTCTTTGTGCCTTTGGAGATTACGGATGTGTAAATCTGCCAAATGATAAACTTTATTTATTATCATAAACTTTTTAATTTTTGATTTTAATTTTAAATTAAACTTATTTGTTTTGGTTGTTTATAATTTAATTTATTATAAAAAAATTTCTGAGATTTCATTATGTCGTAATTTCGTTCAATGTTACGATAATTTAACATATAATATTCTCGTAATTCATCTTTACTGATTTTATTTATAATATCTAAATTAGATTTGTATTGTTGTACGATTCCCTCTGGTGTGTATTTTGTTGATAGTTCAAATAAATCAGTTGCCATCCAAAATCCTAAGTCTATAAGATATGCATTTATTCCAGAATTTCCAAGTATTAATGGTATATTGTGTGATATAAATGGATTCCAAGATTTTTCACTTAAATGAATTTCTGATTGGCTATATGTTTCGATTCCTTCTAAATTTAAATGCATTTCAGAACTGCCACGTATAGATGTTTCCAAAATACAACTAACATAACTATTCAGACAATATGGAAAGGGTGGTATTTGTGGGTTTACGGTGCCTGTCATAGAGGCTTCAATTGGAGTATCTAATATAGTAGGTATGTTTTCTTTTTTCCATTTTTTCAAAGGATCACTCAATATTGAGTCATCATATGTTGAACAAAATGCACTATATGCTAAATACGAGCCTTTATCTAATCCAATATTATGAGTATATTTAAATATTTCAAAACGTTCTTCTTTATCTACACCGATTATCATATTCATTTTCTTCTCTCGGATATTATTTGCAAATGGTCTGACGATTTCTGGTATACTATCAAAGTATGATTCTTTAGTAGCACGATATCTATAATAATTAAAATTGTCTCTAACAGAATTATTATTATTTACTTCGAATCGATTTGAAAAAAAAGTATAATTATTAGAATCGGCATAGTTTTTAAAGTTATCATCATCTACGGCTACTAGTTTTATTCCATATCGTTCACCAAGAGTAGTAAGATAGGAATTGGTCAATCCAGGAACGTTCAACTCTAGATAATTTATATCGAACATAACAACATCTGTTGGTTTTGGATTTATTTCTTTAATATGTTGTTCTAATGCATCTTGATATGGGGGCTCCTTTGAATTTAAGTTGGCAGTTTCTATATCGTTTTTATCGGAAGATTCCCAATATGTAACATCTGAGTTGGATTTGAAATTTATTAAATTATACCAAGCAACATAACTTCCTTTACGAATGTGATGTGTAATTATATAAATCATAAACCTTTTAGTTTTTGAGAAATTATATCTGTGAAGTTTGTTTTCTCTGATTGTTTTAGTACTTTATTAACTTGAGAGAAGCCCATATCACCAGCATCTTTTTCAGATGGTACTATATTTTTTGTATCAATTCCTTGATTTTGAAATTGCATTGTATAATGTAATGCCTGAGATTGTGCATCTTCATCTAATAATATGTTAATAGATTTAACACCTTTATTATATATTTTTTCATTTAATTTTTTAGGTATAAACTTACCAAGAATTGGTATTGCATTTCGTTTTACTGCCATTGCATCAAAAACACCCTCTACCAAAGTTATAGGTTCATCCCAATTAATTTGGTTTTCAAACATTATAACATTTTTAGAAACAGGTGGATTCTTATATTTAAACGATTCATCCGCAAATACAGAACGAGCAATAAAGTAATTAAGTCTATTATCAGAATCATAAGAAGGAATAATAATACGACCAGCGTAATGACCACCATCACAATAACCGATATTATATCTTCTAATATCTTCTGTACTGAGATTGCGTTGTCTTGCATACCCTACAACTTTTTTGTATGTGGGGTTGAATCCGATTGGTTCTTTTAATAGTGATTTAAATTCACTTGGTAATCGTAACTCAACTTTTTCATCATCGGTTTTATCTGAATATACTATATAATCATCACCATATATCTCATATATCTTTTTTAACTTACGAGTATCTACTTGTAGTCTTTTTAATAATCGTTGTATTCTTTTTCCTTTTGCATCACAAACCCAACAATGCCATTGTTGTGTCTTTAAGTTAACTTGTAACTTTTTCTTATGGTGATGGCAAAATGGACAGAAATGGGCCTGTTCATCGTTCTTCATTGACGTACCAATCCCCAAAACTTCATTTAATATGTTAATAACTTCTTGCCTTTCGTGGTGTGAAAGCATACTTTTAACCTTTATTTATACAAATATACGAAATATATTTCACATATCCAAATTATACATCACTTTTATTAAAAAAATATTAATGCATGTATTGTTACTATGTATTATACACAGTTATTCCAAATATACGAAATTTTTATGTAATTTCCAAGTCTTTTCTGAAAAACTTTCCTAAAAGATTATCATTAAGCGAATATTCATCTTCTAAAACGTTATGATAGAACTGTTCTTGTAATTCATAGTACGTTAAGGACTTTTTAGATTTACAGAATTTAAGTATTTTTAATTCTAATCTATCATTTTCAAGAATGGCCGGTCTTCCATCTTTGTTAAACCAACTACTTACTGTTTTATTTGAAGAACGGTAATCTTCCCATTTTGATTCTTTGGTAACCATTTCATAACGCTTTATTCTTTTATCTGTTAAAGCAGCTATTTCTTTTTTGCCGAAATTACGTTTCCTAATTGATACTACTTGTTTTTTCCCAATATAGTACTCACTGGTGTGTCCATTTGTTATTTTATAAATAAATCCATATGTGCCTTCTGGCATATCGGATAATTCAGTTATTATTCTACCTTGGTAAGTCCATGTCATAGTTAAAAAGTTTGAAATCATCTTCGTATCTCTCTTTTACCCAATCGATCATCCATTCTTCTGTAAAGAAATGTTTATAATAATTTTCTTGATTTAAAGTTGGATGTGTATCGTAAATTGGATTACGGTTAAGATGCGGAATATTTGAAGTACAGTTTAATTTATTTAGTATTGTTTTAATATCATTCCCATAATTTTCATAATGTGCTACAAATGATATTTTTCTATTTTCTGTTTTTCCCGCATTGATATAATAACTTTGGGGAAGAATCCATTGATGAAATGGATTGGCTTTTTTTAAAAACCCACCGAATGTATAAGTGTGTGTGTTTTTTCTAAGCTCATGATTATAAGCCGAAGCTAAACGTGTGTATGGATTTCTTACAATTGTAAAAATATAATAATCGGATACATCCTCAACCCATCTTATAGAATCATGTCCTGTGATTTGATTCGTACCACCTATTTCCCTTATAATGGAAGATAACGATGTTCCACCGGTTTTAGGTATATGAATAAATGCCCATTTTTCAGAACTATTTATTAGTAAACTCAAATTGTTGTTTTATCGTTCTACTGAGTCAGAATACTTTGTTTGATTTAACGTACCACCGCGGGCTATTGCTAAAGCCTTATCATCTTTATGTAGTTTGTTAGTCATATCTGCAGAAGTAGGTGTCTTGTCTTTACCTTTATCTGCCAATTTTTTATAATCGGAGCCGTTGTATAAGTCTTCTATTGATGCCATAATTATTCTTCTTCAGATATTATTTTTAAACAAAAGTCATCATCATCAAGTGAATCGAATATATCAGTACCATCATCATAAGTATCATATTGAAATACACCACTTAATTCATTATCTTCAGCATATGATACAACTTGTTCTAATGTTAGTTCCAAGTTATCTGTTACTACTGATTTGTCTTTTGCTAATAATTGATATAATGCCATAATATTTTTCCTTTTTTTAATTTCAGTTTTTATTAAACCTTCTCATATAAATATAGAAAAATTAATAAAACCGAATTTTTACGTATCCAGTCTAACAATAAAATTTAAGTCATAATCTGGTAAATTCTTTATTGGTTGTGGTAATTTTGCAATTGCAATCATTTCTCCACTCTTATCATATAACCCTATTGTAGTTATCATTGGTGCTAAATATGAACCTGTTGGGTCAATTGAAGCAGATGTATCATAATCATTCCAAGAACCACTTATAGATGGATTAAATGAACCACTTATAAATTCTTTTCTCTTTATATCATTAACTACTTTTATTTTTTTAGTTCCAGCGGGTCTTACATTATTTACTGCAGTAGTTTGAAAATCATATGAACCACTTAATGTTATATCAACGGCGGATGGGTTTTGTGAATAATTAAATTCTCCTGCTTTAGATGTGACCAACACTTCCATTTCATTTATGGTTTTTGTTGATTTGAAATCCATAGTATAACTACTGAATTGTGATACGCTATCATTAAATATAACCAAACCTTCTGAATATATTATGTTTCCAAATTTCAATTGGTCAATATCAAGTCCTTCAAAGTCAAGTTCTAATACCGTTTGTATAGTTCCTGCCTCTAAATCGATTCTCATTATATAGAAGGAATCCGTATCCCCATTGAATGTCATTTTTACAAGGCCTGTTTCTAAATCAATAGCGGAATCTCCTGGGGATGACCATAGTGTTCCTGAGAATTCACCATCGTTTGTATCACTTATTACAATTGTTCCGTTTTCCAAATCAAGGGATACTAAAGTATATAGTGGATTTGTTGAAGTAAGATTTCCATAACTATCATCAGCAAATTCTACATCATTGGTTAAATCCTTAACAGTTAAGGAATTCCCCTGTATCCCTTCTCCATATTTCTTCTGTGGGATTGCTATAACATATCCTGTTGTACCAAGTTTTCGTTCATATGGATCACCAATGCTTTCCATCCTACCATGTAAAGTAAATGGATTAGATATATCAGTATAGTATTTTGATTTAATGGACTTAAATAAAGGATATGTATATAATCCTTCTTGTTTAATTGCATTAGTTGTATCAAACTCCTTATCGGTTGTAAATGAACCAGATATTATAGGATAATCCGCACTCGTGACCGTCCAAGATTTATTAACTTGAAACGCCCGGTTGGATACATTTGATTTTTGTACTGTTTTTAACATATAGATTTAACTTCTCTATATAAATATGGTGAAATGAAAAACCCCACTACGAGTGGGGTTTTTTTAAATTAGGGGGAGTAAAATTAGAAATCTAATTTTACTTTTATTAATACTTCCTTATCGTATGATTTAGGAATTGGTTGTGATGTTTTAGCAACCGCTATAATTTCATTAGAATCACTTAATAATCCAACTGTTGTAATAAATGTTTTTGGGTCTTTCTCAAACGTTGATTCAACAAATGAATTATCAGAACCAGTTACATAGGTTGGGTTGTTAGAGAAGTTAAATTCTCTGTTAGTTGCTCTTACGAAATAATGTGAAGTAGAAACATTTTCTGTTCTTCTTGCTTGGAAATCACCACCACCTTTAATTGCGTTGTGTAATAAGAAATGGTTTTGTCCTTCTCTTGAATCACCCGCGTAAAGTGCTGCTCCTGAATTAGAACCACTGTCAACAGATGTTCCAATTAGTGAGTGTACTGCAGGTGGATTAAGAATTACCAATCCTTGGTCTGGGTAGAATAAACCGAAACCTTGTCCGTTTGAAGCAGTTAACGTATTAACTGTTGCTAAGTTTTCAGTTCCTAAATTTAATGAACCACTACCAATATTAAATACTCTACCAGCCTTTCCAACTGTATCTGAGAATTTCTTTCCACTATCATCAATTAATGTGTGAGTTCCAGTAGAACCACTTAAAATCATTGACCAATTTCCTGCATCCATTTTTTCTTTGTAACGAGCACGAGATACATTAATCACATAGATATCATCTGAATCATGTAATCCGGCTGCTGAAGAAGAGTAGAATGTAAATTTCTCATCATCTTGGTCTAATAATATTGATTTGTATTGTGCGTAAGTTGCTTTAGTTGCTAATGTTGAAGAATCGGAGTTTGTTAGTGATATAGAACCACTTGTATATTTGTGTCCGTATGCAACTGCATATTGTACAGCTGCAGAGGTATTAGTAGCAGGGTCTTTATCATATGCGTTAACATAGTAATTTAAACTTGCTGCCGTTTGAGTAGATGAAGTATAAAATGCACTCATACTTCCTGTATCACCACTCCAAAGACCAGTTGTTACAACTTCTATTTTTCCATTAACTTGGTCGAATTCACCAAATCTTTTGTAGATACCATTGGAGATTGAACCTCCAGTTGCACCCAATTTATCACCACCAGATAAATACTGATTAATGATTTGAGTAATTTGTTCAGATGTCAAGTTACCTTGATTAGCATCTAAATAGTTTGCTAACTCTTGTGATAAATTTACTCCCGCTTGTCCGTTTATTTGTGCCATTTTATTTTATTCTCCGTTTATTAACTTGGTTGTATATATGTAACTGTTACAGGTATCGACTGTGAACCTCCAGTTTCGTTACCATATACAGTTATAGTTGTTGATATATTTTGTGTGGTGTTTGGATTAGGAATAAATGTAAATTGTAATCCCGTCTCAATTGCCGCTGTTGCAGTTATTTCATCACCTAAGAAAGCTGGTGTTGATGATGCACCTGCAGCTAATCCACTACCAACAATAGAACCTGCGTTCTTATTTGATAATATTATAGTATATCCACTTTGTGTATTTCCACTTGGTGAAGTTGTAGGGGAAAGTTGAACTTGACCAGAGTTCTGATTTACAGATATAGATGGAATACCAAATTCTACTTTTGGAATCTTAGTTGTTCCTTTTGGTAATGTTACCAACTTGTATCTTAATACTTGTGTTTCATCCGGAGATGCTTCCGTAATTGGAATTGCTTTGATAGCTGCATCATAATAAGCACTACCCTTTGGATGTGCTGGTTCATATAATGTGTAATCCACCTCATCATCGCCCAATGCGAATTTAGAGATGTTAAGTCCTTCGCCTGATGCTAGTTTTTCTCTTCCTTTTTTGGTTAAGATAGCATCTACTGTTATTTCTGTGTTATTTAAATAAGCCATAATTAAATTTTCCTCTTGTTATTCAATATATAAATATAACGATTTTATAAAATTGTTTATTTTTGAATTATTATTTATCAATCAACCTCTAATATCGGTTCACCACTTCCTCTTCCACTATCAGAAACTCTCAATGTATTTGGATTAGTTGTGAACGTTTGAACAGCTACACCCCCATCTAAAGTTGTACTTGATGTTTGTTTAGAACCATTAAAGAACGAATTCTCCATTCCACTTGTTAAATCACCCACATTTCTATAATGATATGGTACATACCCATTTAATGGTACAATACTAACAACGTTATTCGCTGCAAGTGAACCAGATTGATTAAAGTTTCTTAAATTTAGTTTCTTTCTGGTAAGTGTTTGTGTTACAAACTCTCTACCCTTTGAAGAATCCAGTGGGTCGATGTTCTGTGGAATATCTACTGTATAACTTTCTGTTATAACATCTACTCTTTTTCTTACTTTTGTAAAATTATTATCTTTATCTAATTTGGTTACAATAGCATGTCCGTTTTCTGCATATAATCCAAATCCAGCTACCGTTAATGAATTCATATCCATTCCTACTTGAGTAAACATAGATGATTCATACTCGCCTTGTAATGGAGTTTGGAATTCTGCATCTATTTTAATAGAAATACCACCCATATCAGAACCACTATTTACTGTGATAAATCCTTGTTGGGTTATGTCTTCATTGGCACTTATCGTAGAATCATAAGAATTATTTGAACCTGCCATGGTTGGTTCTGATGAAGATATGAATCCATCGAAGTGATGTTTATCACCACTTAATATAGTAGATTGTGAAGCACTTACAATACCAACTACACCCTCATTTGTTGATTTTACAGAAATATCTTCTTGTATATCAACTCCTGTTGAGGAATAGTTGTGCATTGATGCACTTGTAGGTCTTCTTTCTACTTTACTTCGTTCAAGAATATGTGGTTCGATTAATAATCCACTCGATACTTTAGCTCTTGCCGGTACAAGGGATTCTAATACATCAAAAAGAGATTTATCAATATATCTAACTAATTGAATATATTCAGATAAATTTAAATTATATCTATTGAAATAATAAGTTCGTAAATCCCTTAGTTCTTTGTATTCAGAAGAATAATCATCAGAAGGGTCACCAATATAATTATCAATATTAAATCCACCAAGTGATTTCATGATATCCATATTAATCTCTTTTATTGGAGAGAAGAATAATCCTAATCTATCAGAATCAAGGGGAGATTGATCAAATGATTTTTTAGTTGCTCGTTGTCTATATGATAAATCTAATATTTTTGTTTGAGATTCAAATCTTACTTTGTTACCAAAACTAATTCCACTTGAAGGAACTTCCGCGGTTACATCTCTATCATATGTAGTATAATGATATGGATATGTAGAACTAGCTGCAAAGTTGGAAGCGGTTGCAAATGTTTCATATGTAGTATCAATTGATACGTTTTTAATAGAAGTATCAGCAACTCTATCTTTTGGATATTCAAAATCTAATCTGAAAATTAAATCAGATGTAGATGATGTGATGTGATTACCATTTATTGCATCTGGTAATAATGTGTGATTTGAAATAACAGATTCACTTAGTGGTGCAGACCATAATCTGAATTCGTCAAGAGAACCAGTTAAAGTAGAACCACCTATTTTTAATTCATGTCCATTATTCCAACCACTACTTCCACTTGGTACTGTAAATGTAGTTGAGGTATGATTTCGTATTCTTTCTTGGAAACCTTCTTTTAGATAAACATCAAATGTATCATTTACACTTCCTGTAATTCTATTTACAACAATTTGTGTGTATTCATCATTAAAGAATGCAACTTTTCCAGTTGAAGATGATACCCATGTAGAACCACTTAATACATTTAATGTAAGTTTTCCAAGTGTTCCTGATTCAGGATAATCTATATCAAGATTCCAACCAGAACCACTTACTATCTGTTGGTCTTGTCTTTGGTCAGTATGTAATCTAAGTTCAACTGAATCTGGATATTTTCCGTTATGAGATTTCCATGGTACGGTTATTGCGTTTGATGAACTTGCAAAGTTAATAGATGCCGTTCTATCTTCAAATGTAAATTTAGTTGTACCAGCTGATTGTGTATCTTGTGGGCCTCCAAACTCCATAACAGTAAGTAATGATTGTGGAATACCATAACAACTTAATGCTGCTGATATTGCTCTCTTAGTACCTTTGTGTTTATGAAGATATGGTAAGTTATTTAATAATCTTCTCCAAATTTCATTTTGTCTCTCCTTGCCGGTCATTTCAGCAACTACTGTTCCATCAGAATGTTTGCCAAATGCATATTCCCAAAGTAATTGAGATTGTGCACCCATATCAGCATCCCAACCAAGTGATTCCAACATATGATAAATTAACTTATCATTAATTCCTTTTTCAAACTTATGTTCTAATTTATTTGTTTGATTGATACCTTTAATATGAGCCCATAACACATCAAAGTGTTGTCCAATCATATCAAAGAATAATGGAAAAGAAGAACCATCTGGATCATTTTGTATATGAGCAGGTAAATTATTAACTAATCGTGAACTATTTCCTTCATCATAAGTAGTTGCATCTAAAATAACAATATCATACCAAGTTGTTACACTTGAATCAGTTGAAGCAGATAGTTGATTTTGTCCAGCTCCTGGCCATGTCAATCCACTTACAGATGAACTTGTAAATAAGAATTTTTCAAAAGAATCAAATCCTTTCTTAACATCATTTATTTTACCAAGAGTTCTTGTGGCTTCATTCTTAATAGCAATCGATGAAGTTGCAGAACCTGTGATTGAACTTGAAGTTCCACTTCCGAAATCAATAGAACTACCAGATACCAATCCACCATATCGGTCCTCATATGATTGTAGTAATTTAACTTTATAAACAAAGTTTTCAACTCTCTCTTCTGCAGATGAATATTTAACAAAATTACTCCAATCGATTGATTGATTTGGATGTTCTTGATAATAATTTCCACTACCAGCTGTTTCTATTAAAATTGTATCCGTAGTTACAAATTGTAAATTCAAATTATCCAATGAAAATTCAGAAGAAGATATAAATGTATTAACAACATCCGTAGATGTGGTAGATCCACTTGATATCAAATCATCTAAAATCTGATAACCTATTACATCATTAGTTTCCAAAGCAAAGTTTGGAGTAAGTGGTGTACAGTTTTGTGAAACATCATCAACTATGGTGATTTGGTCAATTAAAGGTATTGCCTGTAATTTTGATATCCAAAGAGTATCATTTAAATTAACACTAGGAGGAAGTGGTTCGTATAGTTTTAATACTAATGATTTCTCTTCTTTCGTTTTTTTCCTAGTATTATTGTCTAAGTCATCTTTAAAGGTAGATAGTGTATCTGTATCAATACCCCAAGTAGCAACCAATTTATTATTACCTTCACCTAAATGTAAATAATGAGTTAAAAATGGTGATATTGATTCTCGAAAAATTGTTGGGTCAAATTCTTTTGCAAATGCACTTCTAATATCAGAAATAACAGTTCCTCTTCGGATTGTTAAATTTCCTTTATCAAATGTAATACTTATTTGTTCATGTTTACCTTCAGTTACCGAATCACCTTCTTCGTTATATGGTATTAAAATTAAATTAAACTGATATACACCATTAACTTCTGCAGGTCTTATTTTTATAATATTTAACTTCCTTAGAACATCATCAACATTAAACGATGATACTCCAGATGCAGGAAATTGTCCTAAAGATGTACTGTTGGTTTTCTTTCCAGCGTAAACTTTAATATAATTTGTATTAATAGATTGCCAACTAATATCAAAGGGAACATTAAATCCTTTAAAATCAGCACCAACAATATTTTGTGGATAATTTATGTTTGTAATATCAGGACCAGGTATAAATTCTCTACTTCCAACTGTTACATATATTTTTTCTATTATACTACTACCACCACCATTGGATATGGCTTGTAAATAAATTATGTAGTTACCTACTCCGTTGGGGAAATCAGACTTGGTTAATGTTAAACTACCACTTAACTCTATTTCTCTTTTTCTTTTACCAAGAGTATAAATTACTTTATCTGCATTAATACTTTTATATGGTATATTTACTCTTCCATTTCTTATAGCAAGATTAACTTTAACGTTAGTAATATCTGCTTTTATAGATGGTGTAAATGGGGAATCCTCCACTGCAACTTTTATAGCATTAACTACTATGTTAGTTTGACCAGGAATTAAATCAAGAGTAAACTCTTTTGTTTTATTGATTACATCACGTCTCACGTGTGGTGTGTTATATTTAAACGTTACTGTATGTGTAAAATCCGAAATACCAATTGATGTAAATTTAATAGATGGTGTTTCTTTTTGTCCATCCCTAATTGTATGTTTTAAATCAATATCATCATCATCTAGAAGAAATCCACTGGATCCCCAAGATGTTTTATATTGTATAATATTATCTGCAGATACAAAACTCTCTATATTTACCGTAATCGGAGTATCAACTATATCATCTTCAATATCATCGTTTATAATAATATTTGTCATGTTGAAATCCAACTTAACAAACATGAGAGGATTTATTGTATTTGTAATAGGTTGTATTTGCTCTGAAAGAGGAACTATTTTACCATTCTTTTCCAATATAAATTCATAGTAATCATATGCAATACTACCAATTGGTGATGGTTTTTTTGCAACAATTGATGTTACTGGTCTTGTAAATCCTAAATAAACATCACCAATACCTCCGAACGTCCTTCCATTATTAAATTTAAAGTTTTCTACGCGAAAGTCATCTTTTCTAATTGGAATTAGTTCATCACGTACAATAAAGTCATCGGAATTATCAATTAATGGTCTTATTGTTTTTATAAGTCGTTTTTTAGTAGAATATAATTTATATTCTTCCTTACATGCATATCCACTTTTTATTACCTTGAAATATTTTGGTTTTAATAATTCTTTTCCAGTATAACGAAATTTCCCAGAAAGGTTTGTGGGAGATTTAAGAGTATCTACTCCATTTATAAGAATACTTCCACCTGTCTTAGAGAAGATGGAAACTGTTATATGTCTGCTCGGTGATAATGGAGTTGGTGGTTTTGGTCTTGGTATTAGTATTGGAAAGTCATTTTTAATTATGTCTTTTTTAAATATTGGAATAGACTTAGTCCTAAACACTGGATCTTGAATTATAATAGGTCCTGGATTAAGAACTGGTACTTGTGCTTCTCCTTGGTTAATTATAGCGTTATCACTAAATCCTCCTCCAGAAAGAATAGGCGTGCCGTTATTTTCAAATACTTCATCACTAAAGTTTGAATCTGTTGGTAATCCTCTTGGTTTTCTTCGTGCCATATCTATAAATATTATTATCTCTCTTTTGGTGTGGGTGCTTTTTCAAGAACCACGTTTCCTGATAGACGTTCTATATCTTTACGGTTGCTTTCTCCTCCACCAGATTTTGTAGGTGGTTCTGCTTTTATTATAATAGGGCCATAACCACCTCCTTGTGATATATCTCCTGTACCATTCCCTACTAGGTCTCCTGGAAGTCCTCCGTCAGTATTGCCTTCAGGACGAACTGCTACACCATCTTCATTTATCATTACAAACTCATCATCAAATCCACTACCTCTTGGTCCGTTTATATCTTCTTCTTCTGTAAATGTTTCCACCACCTTTGGTTTAAATGTACAACTTCCATCATCGACCGTTGCACTTGGATTGAAATTAAGAGCTATAGGATTAGTACATCCTTCAATTACAACTTCTTCAATTACAACGTCTTCTGGTATAGGTGTTTTAGGCTTAGGAGGTGTGTAGGGTGTTCCACATGGTCCATAGATAGTCACTTCTATACCAGAACCAGCAATTACACTTCCTTTTTGTGCACAAATGGTTGTTGAATCACCAGAGAATAATACACTACTTGTTTTTAGATTTCCAAGTGCATCTTTATATAGTACGCTCCTTGGTCTTTTTCCAGCGAAGATGCTGCTTCCTCGGCCATAGGTTTTAGCAATATTTTTAATTAAATAACTTATAGTTTTTTTAATGGCGATTTTAAACTTAGGAACTTCTCTAACATCACCTGAAAATTTAAACGCACCAACATCATGAGTAATAGAAAATTTTTGATATTCAACTCCACCAGTGAACTTCTGTTTACCATTTTGTTTCCATTTCATTGTTGCCTTTGCAGACCAAACATAATATACTTTGGAAATCGATGGTATAACACCTTTAAATTTACAACTTCCATCATCGACAGTTGCATTTGGGTTGTAATTAAGAGCTTTAGGACTAGTACATCCTCTAATTATATCATCAAATGGGTCGTCCTCCTCTTCTATTTCATCTTTTTCATCTTTAACAATTTTATATATACAACTACCATCGTTATCTTGTGCCAATGGATTATAATTTTCTGCGTTAGGATCAGTACAACCTCTTATTCTTGCATTTACTTTATCTGGAACAGTTGAATCATATATTGATTTAGATGTGGTTGTTTTTAATATTCGTTTAACTTTATCAAGTGTAATTTGTTCTTCTTTACTTAAAACATTATCTTTTACGATATTACGTTTTGGTAAATAAAAATCAATACAATTAATTAAAGATTGTTGTGCATCTCTTTCTAATTGTGGTATTGATAAATCAATACAATCATCTTTATCACCAAGAGGTTTACCGTAGTTTATATCATTAATCTTCCAATTTCTTCGTTCAGAATAATGTTTCATTGATTCCACGAATTTGGTTTTAACTCTATTTAATAGAATTTCAAAACTTTCTATTTTAAATTCTGTTTTAATTAAATTAATATAAGTTATACCAGCATCTTCTGTTCCTTTGGAAAATAAGAAAGTTCTAAGTATCTTTTCTAAATTTAATTTATCTATAAAAACATTAATATAATAAATTACATCATCTCTAAATGTTCCATTATCAAGAAAAACTGATAATCTTTTTTCTAAATCAGTATTATCTCCCTTTGCTCTATTTGGTAAAATTCTAATTTCAGTTCGTGAAGGAGAGATTTCGTGTATCCATAAAGAATTATCAACACTCCCATCAACACCAGCTCTTCTATTTAATAGAGTTACTTGAGTTTTGAATATTCCGTTTGAATATCCTGCCTCATTAATTAGTTTTTCTAAATCTACAATAAATTCAGGAGTACCATCTTTCTTTTTGGTAAATTGATTATCGGATATTATGAAGTAATCTTTTATATTACTATCATCTAAATTTATATATCGTACCAATTTACCATCATCTCCTTGTGGTAATTTATTTTCACTTGAATCGAATAAGATAAATTCGATCATATCAGAACAACCCAACCCAAAGTTAGATTTAGATATTTCTTTTTCAAATACCTTTCTATCTTCAGAGTCAACCTTGTACCCTTTTCTATCGATTATATCTTTAAATCCTTTTATTGCCATTTCTTATCCTTTATTTTTTCTAATCTTATATGATAATTGACTTGATGTTTGAGTTGTGTTATCAGAAAATTTAACTTCAAGTTTAAATTGACCATCGTAATCTCTTGCACTTCCCCATGTAATCCATTTCTTCTTGGGGGCTGGGTTATTATTACCACCTATTGATTTATTGAAAAAGAATGGAATCTCCAACATAGACCCTTGTTCAATATTAATAGCTCCTGTGGTTGCTGATGGTTTTCCATCATCACTTCCAAATCCAAATGGGCCATATCCTTTTAAATGTCCTGTTATATTTTTTACTTTTAACGCTATTATCTGTGCTTTATCATCTCGTAGGTTTTGTAGTTTAAATACACCACCATTACCTGGTCGACGTGTACCCTTTGCGGCAGTTGTCCATGATATATCATATTCTGTCCATTCTCCTGTTTGGGTAATACCATAAAAGGCCTCATTACCTGGGAATGGTACTAAACCAGCGGCTACGGCTGTGGTTTCTGCTGCTGCTCCAGCTATTTGACTTTGTTGAGCTGTAATTTGACTAGCTAATGCCTCGGTTTGAGCTGTTGCAGCTTTTGTTAATTCTCTTTGAGCTTTTAGAAGATTGTCTAACGTTATCTTTTGTGCCTGTAACCCTCGTACTTGTGCAGTAAGAGAAACTCTCTCTATACCCTCCTTAGTACCCTTAACAAGAGATTGTTGGAAGTTGGTTAATAATGTAGTATGTCTGTCATTTGAAGCCTGTGTTTCATTTTCAGCTGCTGCTTGTTGTAATTTTGCCGCATCCAATCGAACGTTGATAGAATCAATTTTACTTTGTAACTCTTCGTTCTTTGATATTTGTTCTTCTAATTGTATTGTTAAATCTTCTAACTCAGATATCTTCTTATTAAAATTATCCCAAAGTTTATTATATTTTGATAGACGAATATATGGGACTTTCTTTGCTTTTTGTTTTTTTATTAACTCATCAACTTTTACATCTATAGCTTTCTGTAATTCTTCTTCGTTATATTTTGGTTTCTCTAAATATCCAGATGTTTCACCAGCAAAGGATTCTTGACCATCAGGAATAGTATTAAACTCATCAGTATCTACCCAATCTGATTTATATTTTGGGGAAATTTGTTTTCCTTTGATTGGTTTTTGACCAAATGGAACGAATGGTTTATTTTTTTTAGAAGGAGGAACTTGTTTGTTGTCTTTTTTTTGCACAAGAAGTGTACCAGACGAATCTTCTCGTTTGATTACCTTAGAGCCTTTATTGGCTAATTCGTTAATTCTAAATTTATCTGATAAACCCATTTTTACATTTCTACTGTGAAAGTTAAATCTTTATCTTCAAAGTATTCAACTACACCATTTCTATTTATTTTTATTTCAATATAATAGTCTCTATTTATTTCCCAATTCGTTAAATTAAGTTTAAAGAAGTGTCCGTTTGCATCACAACTAATTTTAGTATAGTTATCATCAAATGGAACGACAATTTCTCCTGTTACTACATCTTTTATTTGATAATATACAGTTGATGGTAAATATTTAATATCATTATATGCATAAAGATTAGTATAAGATTTAAGCGGATACTTTTCTCTTGCAAAAACTCTAATTGTAGGTTTACTTCCTCGTACATATCTAGTCTTTAATCTTTTAAACGTTACATGAATATCATCAGAGGTAAGTTCAGTAAGAGAACCGGTAGCATAAGCAGAATCATCCCACCCTATTCTTAACTTGGGTTGATAGATAGTGTTTGTTTCTTTTGAAAAGAATTTTAACTGTCCGTAATCTTCGGTATCATTTTCTAATATAGAATCGTGTTTTAATATCCAACCATTATTAGTGATTGAACCAGATACCCATGCTTTGATGGGTTCTAATACGTTCATTGATACATCGGTTGATGAATATGAGAATGATTGAGTTGCAACTGAACCAGTTAACCACATTCCACCCTTTCCGTTAAATGAACCTGTACTTTCTAATGATGCTGAACCAACTAGCCAATTCGTTGATGAGTTTCGTTTATTCCAACTAACACTATCGGTTGATATTTTATCAAATCGAGTACCAATACCAACATCCCATGATTGGGAAACTGGATAAGCGTATAATGTATAATCAGAAGGTATTTCAATTGAATCACATTCTCTAAGTATTAACTCTGCAGAATGTACTGAAATATCTCCACTTGCGTTTGAAGCAGAAATTTCATTTGTATTGAACTGAATTAAAGAATGAGAAACATCCTTTAAATTACCATAGTATGTTTTAGATATTTCTAATATCTCATCTCTACCCGTATTCTGGGTAGGTTGTTGTAAATAAATTGTTGCATCTTTTGATGCTGTTACGAAATAGTACATTATATAACCCTCCCTTTTAAATCTTTGTTTGGATACTTCACTTCAAATATAGATGGGTCTAAAGATGGATAAACCATTTTACCTTTAGTTGCATCTTGTATATTATATGAGTGACTTGAGTAGTTTCCTAAACACTTGTTAGTAATTTCACATTTTGGTACAGATTGAACTCCTTCAATACCTGCGATTAATAATTCTATTTCCGATATATTGATTGCCATGTTAAACGTCCAATTATCTATATTAAAGTATTTTGCTAATTCTTTTTGAACTTTAACCAACACCTCTCTTTTGTTATATCCACCGTAAACTCTGATTTCAAAGTCAACACCGATGTTTATAATAAATCCATCTATTAAGTTAACACCATCAGTCAACATTCTATATTCACTAATATATGTTTTTAAATTTTCCTTAACTGCCTGATTTAAAGTATCTAAAGTTTTTTCCGAATTATATCCAAGTATGTATAAATTAATTGCAAATGGATTATTCTTTTCAGATACATTTGATTTCTTACCACCCAAGAATCGTATTACTTCATCTTTTATTTCTTGTTCTGTTCGTTTAGTATCACCCAATTTCTGAACTAATCCTGTAAACTCATTAAGTGAAGTTTGATTGGCTAATATAGAAGCAGGAGAGTTATTATCCAACTCACCATCCGGTGCACAATACGCTTTAGCGATACCACCATATTTTGCTGGTAATGATAATGCTCTTACTTGGTAATCCTTACGAGTTACTGCTCTATTTTGTGAACCAAAGTTTGCTAGTGCATTTTCTCTAATTTCTTCAATCGTATCTGCCCCTTTTCCTCCAGTTCCTGGTTCTTCATTATCAACAGCAACAGAATTTTTAGATACTCTATAAAGAGCCTTTTCTGCTTCTTGAAAAGATGAAATATCATCATCGAATGCAATTGTTTCAAGATTATTTAATTCACCAACACCTACATTTGATTTAACTCCACCACCCACTAAATAAGATACTGTAAACTCTCCGGTTGGGGCCTGACCATATGATTTCGTTTTTAGAAAGCTTGAAGGGTCAAATGATGCACCCATTTTATCAATAGAAGAATTTAATCCCAATCCTACATTTTTAAAGTTAGGTATTAGAGTTTCATCAGATGAAGAACTACCTGCACCGAATACAAGTGTTGTTGTATTATCATCATTTACTTTAGTTGTAAATCTTCTCGATGTTTTTAAAACTTTAAGAACGTTTGGTACTGAATCTTTAAATTGAGCCAAATCTTTATCGGTTTGTTCTGAATTTGCAAAATGAACGTACACCATTTCTTGTGCTAAATAAGGTACCTGATACCACTTGTTTCCATTAGAATCTCTTACATCATATATATCAATTACATTAGAATCACCAAGTTGTATTTTAGAAAATTGTTGAGGTGAATTACCAAAATTATAAGTAATTTCTTTTAACTCAGCAGACATTGCATTTACATATTTTTTTAATAAATACGTTGTAGGTGTTCCCTCATTACTTTGATATATTGAAATTTCTCTTTCGTTTTCTACTGAAAAATCAAGTAGTTCTGTACTTCTAAATCTTGTTCCAGAATTTGATGATACTACTACCATTCCTTCTTTAATTCTTAAACAATAATCCAAATCCGCTCTTACTTCATCTCCAACTCCGGTTGATGGTACGGTTTGATATACTGCTAGTCTTACGATTGAAGGTGATGTTACTTTTGGCTTATACCCAAGATACTCCCCCAATGCAATTACATTTTGTTTATCTTCAGAATATAACATTAAAGATTCTTTTAATGTATCGTCTGTATAATATGAAAGAACATCTCCAAGATATGATGCCATTTCTATGAACATCATTCCAGGAGAGGCTTCGTTGAAATCAGAATAAGTTTGTGGGAAATATGTTTTTGCATAATCTATTAGATTTTCTCTAAATCCAGAGAAATCTTTATTAAGGTACTTTATGTCCCTACCTTGATTCGATTTTTTTGTTATACTATTTAGTGCCATTTCTTTTTATGCCTCTATGTTGAATGTTAATTCTTGTGATTCAAATTGCCCACCAACTGAAAATAACAATTTTACTACTGCTCTATTTAAATCTTTCATCTCATCGGTCATTTGTACTTCTATTTCATCAATATCAATATATGGTAACCAAAAATTAACACTATCTGTTATTGCTGCTTCAAGTTTTTCTTCTAGAATCCCATCAGTAAGTGGTTCAAACAATAAAGATGCTAGACCAGTACCAAAATCTGGTTGAAATGGTCTTTCTCCTTTATTTGTTAATAGTAAATTTTTTAAATTACTCTTAGCAGCTTCAAATGATGAAAAGGATTGATTAAACATAGTACCACCTCCTGGTTGAATAGGCAAAGTAATTCCATACGCATGGTTACTATACTCATCCGTATCTTTTACTATTTTTTTATCAAGAATGTACGCCATCTAATTCTCCTTTATTTATCTCTTAAACTTTTTAACAAGTTCAGAGTTATCTCTATTTAATATTCTATCTAAACCAGGTAATCCAGTCTGTACTCCTAATCCGGTTTTACTTGGTTGAGTTCCAATTGGTTGGTATCCCATTTTGTGAGCCATTTGAGCTCTCATTGCTTCAGGTCCACCTGCTCCTAAAGATGTTCCCATACTGACTGTTTGGTCAATATCTGGTTCTGCATCCATATAAGAAGGTATGTGAGTATTTTCTTGAACCATTGGTTGTTGTGTTTGTTGTGGTAAACTATCCAATACAGATGAACCACCACCTTGACCATTTCTCTGTGCTTTAGAAAAAGGAGTTGTTTGATTCAATACTTGATTCAAAACTGCGTTCTTTGAGAATGTTCTCTGTGGTGCTTGTATGTTTTCTTGTATTGGTACAACCATCGATGATTGTTCTTTTCGAAGAACTTCATTTGCCATATCAAATGGATCCTGTGTTTTGTTCTTCGATACCTTTTTTGATGTCTTTGTAACCTCTAATAATCTTTTGTTAACTTCTGCTTCTAAGATTTTAGGAAAGGTTTTAGACAAAAATAGCGTTTGTTTTTTGGCAACTTCTACCTCAACGAGTGCTTTTATTACTTTAATTAATTGCTTATTATTCATTTCTACTTCTTGTTATCTTAATATAAATATATCTTTGTTAATTTTATGGTTCTAAATAGCTATGGTATTGTAAATCCCGTCCATGTAAGAACGCCAGGTGCAATAAATATTGGAGCAGCTGGGTATGATGATATGGTCATATAGATTCCTTGAATAGTTGTTAAATGGATTTGTAATCCTGATATCAATTTGTCAAGAAAGAGTCCACAATCATCGGTTGGATTTAATGGGCCGAGTGGAGTCCATGTTCCAGGAACAGATACAATAGCAGCAGTTGTTGATATGTTAGCTATAGAACCTGGTGCTGGTATGATTGGTGGAATTCCTATCGTTAACGTTGCTCCTGTCCAGTATCCCAAAACACCTTTACCGATGTCATCTGCAAAAGTATGTAATCCACTTTGTTTAGTCAATGATATCTGACATGCGAGGTTAACAAGAGTCTCCATCAATTCAACGTTTGGTTTTTGTATAGGAATGTTATTAATTGTTTGATATCCCCTACGAACACACTGATCATATTCTGTTGTAAGTTTCTTTGCAAATTCTTTAGAATCTTGAATGCTAGCTGGATTTTCCATATAAGCCAACATACTTTGTTTAAAGACTGAAAAGGACATAATTTATTCTGTGTAATTAAGTGTTGATAATATCGTATCTAATTTTGATTTAATTTTAGTGAAATCACCTCGGTTGTTTGGGCCTGGAGGTGTTGGGCCTGCAGGTGTTGAGAATATTTGTTTATTTATAGCTTCACATAGTTCGGCAAGAATATCAATTAACGTTTGTCCTCTTGCAAGTGGCTCATCAACTGAATCTGTATTTAAATAGATTTCTCCAACTCCACCAAGTATAGTAAAATTATTATCATTGGTAGTAATCATTACATCTCCATTGAAATCCATATCTGCCCCATCTAAGCCATTATCAATTGTTAATTTACCATCTGATATAAATGAATAGTTTCCTTTAGAGTAAAATAACATTTCAGAATCTTTAGAAGATAAAATAATTCTACCACTATTAATAAGAACTTGGTCAGTTCCTTTCAATTCTGGTTCTTCTGCATATATTGGAGTGGTTTCCATTGGAGTATCAATCTGACCAGGAGTGAATTCTAATAAATGGTCTCCACTTGATAATACAATAGTAGAACCATCATCGACAATATTTTCATATGTTGGTGTACCATCTTTTAGTTCTTCCAATGATTTATTTCCTTGTCTATTTCGTATTACAATCGTTGGAGCTAAAACATTATCAATATTATTATATCCACTAAATCTTATTGATTGTCCAAAACGAGATTGTAGTATTTTATCTCCCTCGTAGAAGTTTAATGGATTTATTTGTGTAGATTCAAAATATTCATTTTCGATAGACTCTGAATCAGGATCGGAAGAATTGGGAGTGCCTGTTTGTGACGTTTCTCTATAATCAGAAGATCCTCCATCATCTGGTTTATCTGAATTGGGGTTATTAAGTTTATCAATACCATCTAGTAAGTTACCAGAATTTACATTTGAATTTGTTATCCTTCGATAAACAGATGATCCATTTCCAATATTAATTATTTGAACAGTCTCACCAATTATAGGTAAATCTAATATAGAATAATCATACGGTTGGTAATATCGAAGTTCATCAGGAGATGATGTAACATCATCTATTCTCCTAAGTTTAGCAGTACCTATTTTGTTAACAAATCTTGTGTCATTTTCTGTATCTGAAATACCTGAATCTTTTATGATTGGGTGCTCATCATTAGTGACAACATCAAGAACGATTCCAATTAGAACCGGTGATGGTTGTCTTTGTGTGCGGCCACCAATAGAAGATGATTGTGATAATCTACTCATTATTTACTTTTTGTTTTAGTTCTTCTACTTCATATGTAAGTTCATCAACTTTGATATCATGTCCATCGGTTACTTCTAATATTGTTTCATCAAGTTGTTTTAGTAGTTGTTCTTTTTCACTATCGGAAAGGAATCCCATATCTCCTTCGTTCGTCTGAGAGGCTCCCATAATTCTTTGTGCAATTGCAGCCATCTTAATAAGTGCATCATCGTTCTTAACAGCGGAATCGATTAAGTCTCTTATAATTGGGCCCATTGCTATCATATCACCAGAATGACGAACTAGCTTTCTCATCTCAGCAATCAATTCTGATATTCTAAGTTTCTTAGTTTGTTGATTATCGTAGATATCCTTAAACAAATCACCCAGATTTTTTCCTGGAAATAATTCAAATTGTGTACTCATGATTTTACCATATTATCTTGTATATAAATATAGTAAACAAAAAAACCTCTCATTTTACTGAGAGGCTTTCCTTAATGTACATTTGTCTTAGGTATGTATTACACCTTCTTTTTTAGGATGTGGTATAAAACTCCGGCACCTACTAATCCAAGTAGTCCTTCGTTACTTAATGAACCGATAATACCCATAATGTTATCCACTACTGATACTTCAGGCCAAAAAGGAATCTCTGCACCTTTAAATAATACTTCTAATACTACTCCAAGTGCAATGATACTAATACCAATCTCTGTTAGTGATTTTGCCCAATCACCCATTTTATTTAGAAATTCCATATTTTTATTCTCCTTTGCTTTGGTTAAAAAAATATAACCTCTTCCTTATACAAAACAACGGACATGTCTACAATAACTATGATATATATTATAAAAAAGAATGAATTTCATTTTCACACCCAATGTAAGATGTGTGTTGGGTGTGAAATAAAAAACCCTACGGAAAGTAGGGTGTTTTGTACTAACCACTTTGTTATACGATTAGAGATTTTCTGAGGTATTTCTAACTTTTATTAGTATCCTCTATCTGAATATAAGTATATTATGGTTAAGGAAAACTTTAAATTATTTTCTTTTTTATAACGTAATTATGAAGTATCAACGTATCCATTTCACAATTAAGAAAAGTTTTAATAGCATCCTCAGGAGTTAATACCATTGTTTGGTCTTTTAAATTAAACGATGTATTAATAACAATTGGATATTCATTTAGTATTTCAAGTACACTAAGTAATTCATATATGTGTTTTTGTTGTCCTTTATTTAGAGTTTGTATTCTTGCAGAATTATCAACATGAGTTATTGCAGGTAATTCATCTTTGTAAGATTCTTTTACTTTAACAACTTGATTCATATATGGAATCGTATCACTATATTCAAAATAACGGGATGCATATTCTTCTTTTACAATTGGTGCAAATGGTCTGAATCCTTCTCTTTTTTTAATAACCCTATTCAAACGAGATTTCATTTGAGGGTCTCTTGGGTTTGCTAATATAGAACGATTACCCAATGCACGTGCACCAAATTCCATTCTGCCCTCAAACCACCCAATAACATTTCCATCTACAATTTCATTTGCAACTATGTCAGTTATTTGTTCATATAGTTTTTTAGAATACCAAACATCTTTTTCGTATTTAGTTAAGGCAGATACTATATCATCGTTAGTATAGCTTGGACCTAAATATGGGTTTGAGTTATTCACTCTATTTGTAATTTTGTTTTTACTGTAAAAATAGTGTAATGCACATCCTATAGCCGAACCCGCATCTGATGGGGCTGGTGGAATGTATAAATTCTTAAACTTAGTTCTTTTTAATATTTTACCATTTGCCGTACCATTATATGCACAACCTCCACTTAAACATAAGTTTTCAGATTTGGTTTGATTATATAATGTTGTGAGTAATCTAAAGAATAAGAATTCATAAATTTGTTGAAGAGATGCTGCGATATCTTTATGTATCTGTTCTAACGTTTCCTCTGGTAATCTATTTGGTAGTTCAAATAATTCTGATAACTTTTTGTTAAACATACTATTTGTTGACCACTCATATGTAAAGTATTCCATATTCAATTCAAACCCACCATCTTTAGTAGTGATATATAGTTCTTTGAATTTTTTTATATGTTTAGATGCATCCCCATACGGAGACAATCCCATTACTTTGTATTCACCTTCGTTTGGTTTGAATCCAAGAAATGCAGTCATTGTAGAATATAACATTCCCAAAGAATGTGGAAACTTAATAGAACCTATTTTTTTAATTTCAGTATCTGCAATTGCAAGTGAAGTAGTTTCCCATTCCCCCACACCATCAACTGATAGTAAAGCAGATTCTTTAAATGGAGAGGTGTAATATGAATATGCTAAATGAGATAAGTGATGATCACAATAAATTAATTGTGTTTTACTTCCTCGTAAACTTTCTAGTTGAGATATTGTATCTTTATATACTTTCTTATTTTTAGATATTATTTTCAATCTACTAAAGAAGTTTTTCCATCCTCCTTTTTTTGTAGAAGTTTCAATTCTATCTAATTTTAATTTTGGATTTTCATAAAAACAAACTGCATCTAAATCATTGGGTGTAATTTTGAATTCCTCAACTAACCAATTAATAGTGTTTATTGGAAACGAAGAATCATGTTTTATTCCTGTGAATCTTTCTTCTTCACACGCACCCAATACTTTACCATCTTTAATTAAAGAAGCAGCAGAATCGTGATATCCACAACTTATTCCTAAAATATAACCACTTACCATATAATCTTTTATTATAAATAATCATTATCTATATATGGATTTTCTTCCACATCCTTAGTATCCTCTTCTTTACTTGACCAGAAATCTTTTTTTCTTGGTTCTCTGAATTCACCATACTCAAGGTAATCATTCAACATTTTCTTTTGATGCTTCTTCATTACATTTACAACTTTGGTAATATAATGAGTCTTACAATCTGTCATTTCTCTTATAAGAAGATATAGATGTTTCTTATTAAAGTTTTCTATATACTCACTTCTACGAAATAATTCTAATATAGCATCTGCTATTTGTAAATCTCGTTTCTTGATAAAGACAGAATTTAAATTTAAATCCCAATACTTTAACATTATTTGTTTAAATTCTTTAAACTCACTATTTTCTTCTGTTTCATTAAAATCATTTTCAGGATTCCATGTTTCTGGCATTGCCGATAATAGAGAATTTTGTTTCCATCTTTTATAGTTACCATTGTTTTTTAGAATTAAATGGTTCTTTGCTATAATAGTAAAATAAGAAAATGCTCTTCCCTTTCCAGGTTGAAACATATGTATTTTTTCTACCATAGTAGAAACTACTTCAGTTTGAATATCTTTTTTAGATACATCAAAATATGAAAACTTAAATGTATTTAAAACATTCTCAGCCAGTTTTTCGAATGGATATTTTATTCTCTCTTCGTATATTTTTGAACGAAGTACTGAATCGGTAGACCCATTATATTCAACAATTGCTTCTTGTGCTGGTGAGCCGAAGTATATTTTGGATTTCTTTTTTCTTGGTCTTGGCATATTTTTATATTTCGCTGTTAAGGTCTTCGATTAGTTTTTTAAGTTCTGCAAAGGTGGCCCCTACTTCATCATCCTTTTCAAATACTTCTCTATTATCAATATCTCTCATTGATGTAAGTGTATTTTCAATACGTCCTCTAATTTCATCGACTGAGGAAATGAGTCTATCTTCCAATTGTTCACTTTGTTTTAATAAGTTTCTTACACCTATTAACAAAATAAGATTAAGTAACCCCGATACCAAGATTATGATATTAGTTGTATTTGATAAAAATTCTATCATGATGTTAATTTATTTTTTAATTGTATATCGTATCCGCTGAATTTCTTCATGTACGATGTTATTTTTGTTCCATACCCATCTCTAAAAACTTTTCCATGTTTAAAGTATCGTTTTACAGAACCTTGTCCTCCAAGATGTGCTGCAGCCAATATTCCACTTTCAGTAATTAACATACCATTAATGGTTTGCCCATCGAATACATCAATGTACTTTTGTAATTTTTCTTTGTTGTGTAATAATAAAGCCATCATTGCTTCTTCTTGAAGTTGTGGGTTAGATAAGAATTCTTTTTTAGTTACTTTGTATCCTAATCCTTTTAGAGTTGATTTTCCAAATTGGTATTTACCCATGTAACCCCATTTGTTTGTGATATCATATCTGTTACCACTTTCTCTATGTCCAATATCAGTTAAAAAGTTATTAAGTTCTTCTGCGTGATATATTTCTTGTAGTCTTATATTCTCAATTAAACATTGTCTTTCTATTTCCTGTTCCTTAAGTATATCAACTAAATCTATTTCATTAGATTCTTTTTCGGTATCCTTTAATGCTGCCGAATCAATTACTCCGAATGATAATAATGTTATTATCACCGAAAATATTATTGGTTTTCTCATGTAGTCTCTCCTTTTGATTAAACTATTCTACTAATATACGAAAATTAATTCATATAAACAAGCTTTTTCTTATATTTTTAAGCTTCACCAATTGGGCCGTAGAATATTCCTTTCATAACTGAATCCTCCTTCAATTCATCATTTGAATCAAAATTGTCTTCTAAAAAACTACTGATGGTATCCATTAAATCAGCATTTTCTATAACGTTATCTTCCATATCTTCAATAGTTTCTTTTAAACTATTATCAAATTCAGAAGAAGTACAAAATCCCTTATCTATTAATAAATCGATTATTGTCTGTGTTATTAAAGTTTGTGTAAGTAATTTACTTCTTAGTTGTTTTATTATCTTTTCCGATGTTAAGTTCATCTAATAGGTCTTTTAAGTTATGTTTATCATCTTCTCCGTAAATCAAATCACCAAATCCATTGGAGATTGTTTTTTCAGTATAACCCAAGGCCTTTGCCATTCTAATACATACTACTTTGTATTCATGAATATCCATATCACCAGGAACTTCTAATTCTACTGATTTTGCCTCTCTAACCTCACTAATGTAATCTTCGTCGGTATATCTAAATATAAGTTTTGCCATTTTATCGTTTTTTATAAGATTTCGGCTCCTTGTGAAATTAATGTTTCTGCCTTCTTGTACTTCATAAATTCAGTAGTACCATCAGATAACTTTACCATTACTCTTTCATTTCTCCCGTATTTTCTTCCTCGTATAACTGTTGTAGTATATCTTCTAATTGTATCTGTTATGAGAATTCCATTTAAATGGTCTATCTCATGTTGAGCACAAACACATTCTAATAACCCCTCGTCTGCGAAGAACTCATTCGAATCTTTCCACTCTTTATCAGAATCAGCTGAAAATATAACCGTACCTAGGTTATCACACTCTACTGTAAATGATTTATGTCTTATGGTTTTAACTGGTTTTTTCATTGTCTTTTCCAATGACAAACATTGCTCAACATAAGCAACGGTTTCTTTTGATACCTCGGTAACTCTGGGGTTAACTAATACCAATGGGTCTTTTACATTGATTAAACACACCCTATCTGTTAATCCTATTTGGTTTGCAGATAATCCCAGTCCACCATGTTTGGTTAATTCTTTTGTTAATTTATCAGAAACAACATCAATATCTTGTTGAGACATTGATTTCGGTAAAAGAGGAGTTCTAAGTTTAGTTGGGTCTTTAATTAATGTCATCGAATAAATTTAATTGATTTGTATGTAATTTTCTTGTTGAAATATCTTCTCCCCATCCACGTACATAAACAGTTTTACCACCATCTGGTGATTCGTAGATTTTACAATCTTTCATTTTTTCAGTTAGTAAAGAAGCTTGTTTTCTACTTTCATGATAAAGTTCTCTTAATTTCTCACCCAATGCATAATTGTTTGGGTATTCTTTTATTAATTTTTCTATATTCATTATTCTGCTATATTTAAATATTTTTCTAATAACCAAGATGATGATTGTACTTTTTCACCCAAGCCCCATACTGAATCTATTCCGTATGAATTACATACATCATTTTCTGGTGTAGTTGTTTCTGTTCTGTCTCCTCCATTACCAAATGCCATTACACCATTTGGTAACTCACCATGTTCCCTTATATACTTCAATCGTGAATGGTCAATAAAATCAATTGCTGTTTTATCGGTATGAGTTCTTGGATGCATTACATAAGAGTAATCAACATCTCGTAGAGAACTCATGATAAACTTTCGTTCATCTTCTTTCATAAACGATTTACCTTTCTTACCACGCAACCATCTATCGTTATTTAATCCAATCCAAACTTCATCTGCAAGTTCTTTTGCTTTTTGAATACATTCAATGTGTCCTTTATGAACTGGGTCAAATCCTCCTGATAATAATATTACTTTATATTTTTTCATAATTTATCGTTTATATGCTGTTATATTTTCTATTCTAAATTGGTCATTATATGTAATCACATCTAAAATATTTAATACAGTCGTGTATTTGTTTATATCAATTTTTATTGTAATTTCATTAAAGGTTTGATTACCTACTTGTTTGGATGATATTACATTAAGGGTGAATATTTCTTTAAATAATTCTTTATTAAGATCCAATACATTTTGTTTTCCACTTATATTATTATCCCAATCCAACAAAGTAACATTGGATGCATACATATCTTCTAAGGAATTAATATCTCCGTTTTGAAACGCGGTGAAGTATAAAAGTGTTTTTGTTAAATAGTTTTTTTTCATTATTTAAATGTTTGTTATACAAAGATACGAAAATATATTTACATTTCCAAATCTTTTTGTGTTTATTTTATTTCCAATTAAATCCACACCCCATATGTCCGAATCCGGCAGTTGATGCGAAAATTGGTTTTCTCAAATCTAAGAAGTTGATTATCCCATTTGGTGATAAATCATACCCTCTAATAAATGAATGATTTCCATCTATAAGAGCGGTTGCCTGTAACGGTTGGTCGTATCCAATTGCATATGCTAAATGAACCAACACTTCTTCTGCGTTATTTTCTTTTAACAAATCAACTGCAATTCTTCTTGACATATAGGCAGCACTTCTATCAACCTTAGTAGAATCCTTTCCACTAAATGCTCCTCCACCAATTGGTACTCTTGGACCGTAATTATCTACTGCTAATTTTCTACCAGTCAAACCAGCATCTGCGGTAAATCCACCGATGTTCCAATCTCCTGCTGGATTACAATGTAATGCCTCAATTGCATATTGTTTAAATGGTTTAAAGAATTCAGCTACTAATTTTTCCAATTCTACTCTTGGTGCTTTTTGAAATGAACACACTACTCTTAATGAATTTCCATTCATAGTTACTTGAGTTTTTCCATCAAATGGGTATTTCTCAAATACAAATTTATTTAATTCTCTAGAAAGATAATATTCTTGTGGAACAAATTGTTCGTTTTCATTACAAGCATATCCAATCATAATTCCTTGGTCACCTGCTCCACCAGTATCAACTCCGTTTGCAATCTCAGGTGATTGTGAATTAATATTAATGATAACATTAATTGTATCATCAGTAGTTATATCATGAACTACCTTTACAATATTTTCTCTTGTTACTACTGCATTTGAAGTTACTTCTCCTGTAATGTAAACTTCTCCCATTCCACCACAAGTTTCAATTGCTACTCGTGAAGTTGGGTCTTGTTGTAGGTGTAAATCTAATAGTGTGTCTGATATTCTATCACACATTTTGTCTGGGTGCATCGGAGATACACATTCTGCTGTTCTAATCATTTAGTTTGATTTTATCATTTGTTCTTTTAAATCTTTGTATTTTTTGTTCCACTTTGCAACCTCTGTCCTGTATCCCTCTTTAATGTGTTCTTGTTTATCGAGTTCTAGTTGTAGTGTTTTGTTTTCATCAATGAGTTGTTTTATTTTTAACTCATATAAATTACTATGTTCCATATTTTAATTACTTAGTGGTGCTTTTATTGTTGGATGATATTCATAATCTTTAATTTCATAATCCCATTCTCCATTTAAGATATCTAAATTAGATACTTTTATTTTTGGTAACTCAAATGAGGTTCTTTCCATCTGTTCTCTTGCCTGTTCAACGTGGTTGGAATATAAGTGGGTATCACCTAAATTACCAATAAGTTCACCAGGTATCATGCCAACCTCTTTGGCCAATAGGGTTAGTAACATACCATATGATGCTATGTTAAATGGTAAACCTAAGAATGTATCTACTGAACGTTGATTCCACATTAGAGATAACGTACCATCGTTTACGTAACATTGAAATCCATAATGACAAGGTGGAAGTATCATATTTCCCAACTCTCCAACATTCCATGCCGAGACTATTAATCTTCTACTATCTGGATTTGTTTTTAATTGTTTGATGAGGTTTTTGATTTGGTCAGTTCCTCCTTTGTTTATATCACCAGCAACTGGTGGCCAACTTCTCCATTGTTTGCCATATATAGGACCTAATTCTCCCCACTTTTCAGCGAATTCATCATCTTCTCTGATTAATTCTATGAACTCGTGTTGAGTTGCAACATCTCCACCATTTTTGTAATGATGTTTCATTTTGGTTCTATATGATTTATAAACATCACCGTTCCATATATTACATCCATTATCAACAAGATATTTAATATTGGTATCTCCTTTCAGAAACCATTTAAGTTCAGTCATCATTGTTTTGATTGCAACTTTCTTAGTAGTAAGTAATGGAAACCCATCCGACATGTTGTGTGTAATTTGTCTTCCAAAAACAGATATCGTACCAGTACCGGTTCTATCTTCTTTTTCTACTCCTAGTATTAATATATCTTGAAGTATTTTTTGATATTCTTTATCTAATCTATTCATATTATAAATTATGTAATCTTTCTATTTCATTTTTAATTTTAATGTTCCAGGGGCCCCAAGTAATATTATCTATCAACCACTTTCTGTAATAAGGTGGTACGGATGCAACTGGTTTCCCACTATACTTACCGAAGGTCATATATACTTTTTCTATATCACCATCTTCGTTTTTCTTTTCTGATAAATTAATACCGCCTTCTAAATGGATTCCAATTTCATGCATTGGTATACCTGTAAGTAGTTTCTTGTTTTCTCCATAGAGTTCCCAATTTTCCTTTCCATCTTGTTTGTAGTATAGTTCCTCCACTTTTCCGAAACGTTCCTTAGAACCCACGAAATCAACGACTAAACAGTTTTTCTTATTATCATGGATACGAGTTCCTCTTCCAACAAACTGATACCACCAAGATATGGATGCCGTTGGTCTGCCTGTAATTAAACAATCCAATTCAGGATAATCAAATCCAACTGTCAAAACATTAACTTGTACGATTACTCGTATTTGTTGGTTTCTAAACTCTTGTATGATTCGTTTTCGTTCATCCTTTTGAGTACCACCATGTACAACGGCAGCGTTTGGAATTCGTTTTGCAAGTAAAGTTGCCTGTTCTATTGTAGGAACGGCAACAAGTATTGATTTTCTATCTTGTACTTCTGCAATCTTCTTTACAATCTTATCGCCAATGTTTTGGTTCTCATAAGAACGTGCAATAGAATCATTTGTATATTCAGCACCACTTGAATTATAAACAAGTGCACCTGTATCAAAATCATATGATTGATATTCTAATGGAGACCAATAATTTAATTTAACAATGTCTTGAATCTGAGAAACATGAAGTATGAATTTAAAAAACATACCATGTTTAGAACGATTCGTTAACATTACCAATTTAGAATACGGTCCTGTATCTCCCATATTCGTTTGTAACTTTAAAGGAGTTGCAGTTAAACCAAGTACATGAGATGCTTTCATACCATCAACGAACTTTCTCAATTGTCCTGATTTGTTTCTTGGATATCTATCACACTCATCTATGATGATTTTAGTGACTCCCATCTGTTTAAACTCTTGGGCTATATTGATTATCGAACCAATTGTTGCATAAGTAACTCTGCCCATCTCTTTACTACCGGCCGATGCTGAATAAATTGATGCAGTTCCACCAAGTGTAACAAACTTATCATAGTTCTGTTCTAATAATTCTTTGGAAGGTTGTAGAACCAATAACTTCTCTCCAAGTTCTTTGGCAATTGCAGCAATAACAATCGATTTACCGAATGCCGTAGGGGCAACGATAATCGATGGTTTCATTTTAGGAGTTTTCATAAACTCCACACCAATTGCTACTGGTTCTATTTGATTTTCTCTTAATTTCAAATTTTATATTTCTTTTTATATCTTTTTAAAAAAGATATACCAACACCAATCTCTAATATTTCATTTTCCTTTGGTATTAGTGGTTTTAGTTTTCGTGTGTTAATGATATCATCAACTCGTGTTCCATCAGAATATACTTCTAATATTATTTTAGAGTTCTTCCGAGGACCTTTGTGAACCACCACAACATCGATTGGTTTATTTAATTGGGCCATTATGTAAATATACTATACACAACCATACCCAATATTACTACAAGCATCCCAACAAAGCTCACAAACATCATTTTTTCATTCCCTTCTTGTTGTCTTGGACTTCTTCCTTGATTACTTCTGTACTGTCTTACTTTCTTTTCTTTAACTTTCATATCTTATTTAAATTAATATATGGGAGTATAGATAATTCTTTTGCTTTGGCTTCAACCATCACATCTACATTATTACCATATAAGTTTGGTAACTCATTTATATAATCTGAATGAGCTTGTTCTTTTACTTTATCATTACCCTCGTGTAATCTTTTTGATTCTGAATAATGAACCATAGGTGTTATACCATTTGGCCATGTACTCATTGCGAGTTCTAATGCTTCTTGTTCTGATAATCCACCTGTATTAAAAGTGTGGTGGTGGTAATCAAATACAATAGGAATACCACATCTCTCGTGTATGTACATTAAATCTGCAACGGAGTACATACTAGCTTTATCATCATTCTCTATCGTTAAACGAGTTTGCACCGATTCTGATAACCTTTTGAAGTTCTCACAGAATCTATCTAATGCAGATTTCTTATCACCATACACACCATTACAATGTATATTGATTTTATTATAAGGAGTTCTACTTAATCCCATCATATCAAATATCTTACCATGTATCTCTAAATCTCTAATAGTATTTTCTACTACGTGTACACGAGGAGAAACTAATACATTAAAAGGACCAGGATGACAAGTTATACGAATTCCATTATCAGTTGCATATTTACCACAAGCAAGTAATACAGTTTCTATTCTCTTATAGTAAGGAGAATTTTCTATTCCATATTCAGATGCCCATGGAAACATATCAGATGATAATCTGAAGCATTTTATGTTGTTGTGATTGTTCCATTCAAGTATCTTGAAGAAATCTCTTGCATTCTGTAAACCAAGTTCACCAGCGTATTCCATTCCCTTTTCTAAGAATGTTCGCTTAATCATACCTCGGTTTGTTGTAATTTTTGGTTTCTGTGAACCTAATGTCATGTTGATACATGCGTAACCTAAATTCATATTTATTATTTTATAGTTTATTTATAAAGTAAATATACGAAAAATATTTGATATAACCTAATTTTTTAGTAAGTTTTTGAATCAAAGTTATCTGGGTACTTGGATCTATATCCGTCAAGAGCAGCACGATTACCACCTTTGTTGTTTAACCAGTGGTTAATCGCGTGTTTATCATTAATCCATCTTTCTCTTTTATTCCAGTCAAACCAAGGATGCATGAAGTAGGGTGCACCTTTATATGAATCTCTCCATGATGTTTTATCATAGTGTATTATTTTTTCTTCTTCTGATATAACACCATCTCCATCCAAATCTATAATCGGTTCATCGGTTTTTTTAGGCAACTCATTATCTAAAATGTCGGCCGTATCCCAGTCTTCTTTTATTTGTAATTCCTCATCTCTATCAAGTTCCTTTTCATAACCCCATAGATTATCTTCTTCATCTTCATCATCATCATCTGGTTCCTCACCATATAATTCTCTCCTTTCAACCACTTTCTTTTTATCTACAATTCCTCTATCTACCATAATTGCATTATTAAATGCAATTACCAAAGCAACTGCCAATGGGTCAAATACAAATATAATGACAAGAATAAACCAATTGATAATTACATCCATAGGTCTATCCAATAATCCACTAAGATATTGTAATGGGCCCAATTCAGCTGAAACTCCCTCAGCTGATTCAACATCTAATATTTTAAGTTGTATAGTTTGTAATGAATCTGTTGCTATTTCTCTTTTAGATTGAACCAATTTCCTATTCGTTTCTTCAACTTCAATACGTTTCTGTGATAATCTAAGTTCGGTAGTTGATATTGTATTTCTAAATCCACTTACAGTAGCAGTATCTCTTACTTGTATTGAACTTACTCTTGCATTAGATAGTGTAGATATGTTTTCTGATATTCTATTTAGTTCAGTATCATAACGTACAACATCATCACCCCAAAACTTTTCTTTTTGTTGTAAGAATGATAATTGCTTTTCTTTAACAGTAAATTGATTAAATGTATCTTGAAATGCAGATGTTAGGAATCCGTAGATACCCAATGATGTTATTAGTATTAATATAACAACACCGATACTAAGGTATATTCTAAATCCTTTATTAATTTTATCCCAATAGTTGTATAAATAACTAGCGGTTATTAGTTTAGCGAGCTCTAATGAACTTGCCATTACTATTACGGATATAGCAGCTCCTGCAAATAGTTTAGATAAACCACTTACCGAAAAGAATGCCGCGTTGAAAGCAACAAACAAGGCCGTTAATCCCAATAATACCGTTCTGAATTTCATTTATGCTATCCCAAGTCTATTAACTCTTGTAACTTACCCAATCCGTTGTGGATATCTCGTAGGTATGCTATAGCCTGTTTCTGGTCTGTTGGCCTTTGTCCTTCTGCCATTTCTTTAACTATTTTAGCTCTTGTGGTTAATGCCTCGATAGTATCACCAGCTCTTTGTTTGTAAACATCTTTCATAATTATATAGTGTATTGTATAGTAATAAATATTAAAGTATAAAAAAAGGGAGATTTTTCAACCTCCCATTAGTTTTTATAACCTTTATTGTAAGTACATTAATACTGAATTTTAAGGCTCTTTGCCTTTTTGTTAATTTTCTTATCAACAACAAGAGTTAATATTCCGTTGTCGAATTTAGCAGTTGTTTTAGTTCCATCATAATCAGTACCAACTGTTAGTACTAAATCAATTTCCTTAACAAACGAAGAAGTATTTTCTCCCTTTGTAGACTTAACTGTGATTTCTTCTTCGGTAACATCTACTGTAATATCTTTTGGATTATGTCCAATAGTATTAATAGTAACTTGTTGTGAACCGTCCTCTAAAACAGTACCCTCAAATTGTGAATGCAATCTATTGGTTGGTTTTTTTGTGTAGATATCTTTAAAAAAATTATCTACGAAATTTTCATTAATTGTGTAAAACATAATATTCTATTTTTTAATTTATTAGTTGTATATAGTAGTTCCAAAGTCGTACCAAAGGTGATTTCACTATCATCAACTGACACTTTGTCATATTATAAGTTGACAAAGATGACAAAATGTCATTCTATATCAGTATGTGTTAGTGATTTGTATAATATTTCCAATTCTTCTTCGGTCCAACATATTCCAATTCCAAAGAACCCAAGTAGTTCAACAACATACTCTCCTTTAATTAAATTAGGATACTCATCCCACTCATCATCAGCAGAAGATACAAAACAAACACAATCATCTTCTGGATTATCCTTTGGTAGAGGAAGTGTCCAATAAACAAACGTTTCCGATTCATCTGATTCAGGATCTATTTCTTCTTCTTCAATACGTTCCCACTTTTGTCGTATGAAGGTATCCTCTGTAATTGGTGTAACAGGAAATTCTATTTCTAAATCTTTCATTACTCTAAAACTATATTAAGTGTTTGTATGATATTCCATTCATTAATGGTTGCTTTAACTCTTAATGTATCAGTTATCATACCATATATAGGAGCAATCATTGTATTAATTTCTCCACTTTCGGTTACATAAGATGTACTGTTTATCGTTGGTACAACCTCTCCATTATGCTCCCAAACAAGATTACTATCCCAAGTAACTTTAGTTGGTTCTGTGGTGTTTAAAACACTTCCTGTGATACGGTGTGTTGTTTGATTAGTGTTTGAATTTAATTGTAAATGGTAATATCCATTACTGTCCATTGGTAATCTACCATCTAAGGTTATTGTTGGTATTATTGTTATATCATCAAATTCATCAACGGAACAACCTACCAATAATAATCCTACAATAAATAATCTAATATACTTTTCCATGTTGGATATTCATTTGGTTTGTTATCATTTTCCCAATCTAGGCCGAACCTTAATAGTTTACCAGTAAACTCACCAGCTCCATTCTTTAATCTATCATCAATAAGATAGTCTCCCATCAATAAATCTTTTCTGTGGGTTATAAACATTTTCTTGTGGAATAAGTTTCCGAAGTAATCTTCAATCCAAAATCTTTTATCGGTATTTGATTGAGGATTTCCCCAAGGAGCTGCTGATGCAATGAATAATTCATACTTACCACTTTCGTGTAATTTCGTTACTGCTTCAATTGCTCCCTGTATTGGTGGAGCGGTTCTGAATAATCCTTGGATGTGGTCAGGGAATGTTTTATATCTTTCTTCCAAATGTGGATGAGTATCGAACCAATCTTGGATTGCTTTTCCAAAATCAACTATTACTCCATCCATATCAATGTAAACTATTTGTTTTTTCAAATTTGTTGTTTTTATAAGTTATTACTCTCAGTCATATTACATAGTAAATATACGAAATTTATTTGGACTTACCAAACTTTTTATCAATTATTTACCAATTATTTGTCTAACTTGTTCTCTATCATGAGAATCAAAATCAACTGGAATAATGTTTGGTTGTAAAAGGAATTTTCGTATTGCCCAATCTATTTCTTCTTTGGTAGCTATCGGGTAAACACCACCCTTAAGGTTGTAAAATTCATTACAATACTTAGTAAATTCTTTAATCTCTTTAATTATGTTCATTTTAATTGTTTTTAAGGTTTAATTATCTCTCTTATTACATATGTAATATACGAAATATTATTGAATTACACAAGCTATTTCTTATTTATTTTTAAAAAAAATCCCTACTAATGAAATTAATCAAAAGTAGGGAGTACACCTCTAAGGTAGCAACCATAAAGGAAATCTTAATTATGAATATTCATGTAATAGTTTAAGCAACTCATTCAGAGCTTCATGTCTGTGATTATCTAAAAGTGATATTTGATACACATATTGTGATGGTTTTAGTTTAGGTACTTCATGTATTGCAGAATCATTTGCAAATTTCAAATCAATCTGTTGTGGGTCACCTGTAAGTATCATTGTAGAACCTTTACCTAATCTACCCAATACCATACTAAGTTGTTGTTTGGTTAGATTTTGAAACTCATCTATAATGACACAAGCGTTTTCAAATGTTCTTCCTCTAAAGTGTGATAGTGATACTAATTCAATGTTCTCATCGTTCTCCATCTTTTCCAATATAGCTGGTTTGTTATAAACCTTTCTCATATTAGAACGAATTGGAACTAACCATGGCTCCATCTTTTCATTTAAAGAACCTGGTAAATATCCATTATCTTCATTAGATACTGTTGGTCTTGTTATAACAATTTTATTTACTTGTCTTGTAAAGAACATATCTAATGCAACTTGAACTGCTAATAATGTTTTACCACTACCTGCTTTACCCATAATGAAATTATATGGATGATTTAAAATATTTGATTTAGCTTCTTTTTGTTCTTCTGATAATGTAATTTCAAATTTAATCTTACCCTTTGGTGGGTTCTTTGTAATGTTCTTGATTTTTGCCATTTTTAGTTTGTTAAAAATTATATTTTTTAAATCCTACTTTATAACATAATATCGATGATACTCTATTCCAATCATCAGCATACAGATATAATATTTCTTTATCAAAATATCGAAACATATTTTCTATACCGTATCTATAAAATTTATATCCTGATGTTGTTTCTGCTTTATTTAACTTAGATAAAAATGCCCCTCCTCCATATTGTTCTGTTTTTTCTTTTAATGAACTGTGCTTTGATTTCCAATCAATGGTTATACAATCGTTATTTAACCAAGACCATCCAACTACTTTGTTTTCAAATTCCCACAACATACAAACAGAACCAAATACTAATCTTTCTTTTACCTCATCAATTGTTGGAATACCATCCCATACCAAATCTTGATGTAAAAAATCAATTACTTTTTGTAATTTAAAAATGTTTTCTTGAAAATTTGAGAGTGTAATAAAGGAGTTAGTGTACCTACTATCGGATTCGATAGGGGACATATCTTTACGAAACAACTTTAATTCAACTATTTTTTTTATATGCATTTAATAACATCTTTATACTATATAAATACTATATTAAAGAACTTTTAGTATATTGTCTATACTTGTTTTTTGGGTTTAAATACTCATTTAAATCAAATGGATTTAATTCCAAGTTCCACTTATTTATTGTTTCAAGGGAACATATTCTATCTTTGCCATACAAATCTTCGTACCAAGTGATTTTATAATTTAATTCATCTACAAGCTCTTTAAAAGATTTCTTTTCGCTTTCTAAGTCCTTGTAAATTTTTTTATTATAAGTGTCAGTATTAAATGATTTAGGGATTTCCTCCATTTTCCATTTTTTAAACATTTCTTTAAAACTAGGTGGCTGAAGTGAGTCTCTATAATGCATATTAATAAAACTTTCACAATGTTCAGTCATATTTTTTCTATCAAGCCAAATGATTTTATCAAATTTTGGAATTAATTCTTTAATAAATTCCTTCCATTCTTTTTTGTAATTTTTAGGAAGTTGTCCAAAAATTGTTTTTAGTACAACATTATCATCAGATAGTGTAAATTTTTTATTGTGATTTAGGTGAAGATATGGTTCATAAATTTTAATATATCCTTGGTTGGCGATACCATTTAATAAAGAGGTAGTTCCGCTTCTACCAATACCTATTATTAAAATTTTCATATTAATGTGGGTGTATCAATGGAGTTATTATATACAAATAAGATTATACTATATCTAATCTTTGATTTAACTTTATTTATTTTATGATGGGTATCAGCTGAGAATATGTATGGAACTCCTATTTGATTTCCTATAACTCTTTCTTTTCCATTTTCATATACAACAAATTCACCACCCTCATAATCATCATTTACATGAAACCCAGCAGCATATTCAACGTTCCAACTCGTATTACTATAATCACTATCTGTGTGATAATCCAAATATTCTCCTTCTTTAAATCGTTTTAAGAGTAAATCATATTTTTTTCTATTATAAATCTTCTTTCCAATCTTACTTTCAATCCAATCTAAAAATCTATCTACATATTCTTGTGGTAAATCATTTACAACAGTCTCATGGTAAGATACATCTTTATAGTTATTTTGGAAGATAACATTTGCTCTTTCATCTTTCCAACTAGATTTAATAATATCTAATTCAGTTGAATTAAATAATGGTATGGAGTCTTCAAATATCATTATTTATATTACACTTTTAACAGGACCAAACCAAACAATTAAAGCCTTTCTTTTACCTTTTTCAATTGCAGTTACTGAGTGTTTTTGTTTTCTTCCCTCATATACTACATAATCTCCCTTTTCTTTATATTCCTCTATCTTCTCACCTTCTACATATAAATACCCACCCTCACAATCATCTTCAAGTAAAATATTTAATGTTATTTCAGAATATTTATCTGTATGTGCAACTGTTGCTTGTGGTGGTACTGCTTCTACTGTATGTAGGGTTAAACAATCCTTTATACTTCTACCTGATAATTCTTCAAGTATTTTATTAAGATTTGGATTTCTAAGTGAATAATGTATAACTTTAGTTGTAGTAATCCAACTCTTGTCTAAACTAACAGGTGCCCAATCACCTGTTATACTTATTTTCTTTTTCCATTCTGTCTCATTAATTAATGGTGTTTTTTCTAACTCGTTAATAAGTTCATTAAATTTCTGTGTAGATAGTTTCATAGCAAAGCGTGTCTTTTCCAATCTACTTTATCGATTGGTATTTTATATTTTTTACACACTGCTGATACTCCCCATCCCTCTGCATAACCTATTCCATTTTTAATATATCGTCTAAATCTAGGGTTTTTATTTTTTAAATCATACCAACTTTCAATTATTGGTTGTATTGTTTTTAAATCAAGTTGTATATTATCTATATTATTTAATTGGGGTATTGAAATCAATGCTTCTGGTATGTAAAAATCTATATTAGAATTAACTGATATATGTGATAATAAATTATCTCTAAAATGATATTCGTTTTCGGTAAACCATTTGGTTAGGATATTCTCATCTGATAAATCATATGTAGCATAACTATATAATGTTGTATCATCATATGTTATATTTGTATTGTAGGCATTTAACCAATCGATATCTATGTAAGTAATTCTTTCGTTATATTTTTTTGAAAGATTAAACATAAAGTTTACCTTTTCATAATAACTAAATACATTTCTTTCGTATAAGGTAATGTGAGAACCTATTAAACCAGTTGGATTATCAGTTAATATCTCCAAATGGTTTTTTGATGAAAATGCATTTATTGTGTCTTGATACTTAGTTAACCACTTAGTACCAACACACATAGTTGCATATATCACTTATGAGTGTTTTGTCTTGAAGTATGTTAAAAAGTTACTTAATATAGTATTTATTTTACTCGATTCATCTGTTGTTAAATCATATGAAGTTCGATTATTCACATTATCTATACTTAAACTTTTGTATTTACTTAATTCTTGATTTGCCATCTTAATTATTCCTTTTTATTTATTATGTACTATGATTCCGTTTGCAATATAAGAATGTATTCCATCTACTGTAAAGTTATATACTCTTTCATCTGCATTAGAACGTACAACTTCAATTGATTTTATCTCTACCCAATTATCATCTACGTTAATTTCATCACCAACTACTAATGTTTTTGGTTCTTGTTCTGATAAATATGGTTCTTGTGCATTATCAGGTACTAATGATTTCCAACCTTCTTTTGTTAAGAATGGGTGTTCCGGTGTAAATTCTATTTCAGTATCATTAACTGTATATAGTGATGGTGCATCTCCTAGTGATTCACAAGCAGCTGCATGAGAACCAACTGTGTCTTTGTGGTTTAGTGCAATTACACTTCCTATTGTTCTTTCGCCTTTTTCCGAATCCCAACCTACTACGTCATCACCTATTATAATATCTTCTATATTTTTAGTATCGTTATTAGATAATGATATTTGTGTACCTGCTGCAAAACAACAAGCTCTGTTGTGTACTAATACATTATTAGCATAAAAGTTATGATTATCTTGTATAGTTTTTAGATTATAAACATCTTCAAATCCAGCTTCTTTTATTTCAGTAATAAGAAGGTGTGGATATTCTTCTCCTTCAACAAAAAGTTTTGCAACATCACCAACTTCTATTTGTTCTACATTTAATCCACTATCATCAAGAGTTTGTTGTGGTTCAAAGGATGAGTATCCCTTTCCTACAATATATATTGGATGGTCTTTAGTACCAGTAAGTTCAGTTTCATCTTCAAAAACATAAGTTATAACACATTCATTTTCCTTAAACATCACTTCCAATACTTCTTTATATTCTGAGGCATCATTATCATGATTAAATGTCATTACCAGTTCACCTACTTTTACATCTTCAATATTTTTTATTCCAGTTTCAGTATGAATTTTAGTTCCTGCTAAAAAACAAGGAGCATTGTGAACAATAAATGCACTCTGTGATGAACTTACGAAGAAAGAATCCGTATCTTCAATATCAATTCTATAAAAAGAACCAGTTTCAGTAGATTCTAATATAGCAACGTTATTATCAACTATTTGTATTTTATTATCATCAGAATTTACTAAGAAGTGGTCATCTTTATCTAATTGATATTGTTGTAAGAATCTATATTCATTTGAACCTGTACTATATGTTAGGAAATGTTTTGTTATTGTTGTGTATATTCTTTCGTCATTACCTAATTTTATTTCTCCAATTACCCCATAATCATCTCCGATTACGTTTGATGAATTTTCTACAATAGATGAAGTAACATAAGAACCACTTGGAAGTGTTGAACCACTTGCAAACCATGCTCTATATACTTCTGCATCATCCGTATCAGGCAATCCTTCTATGTACATAGATTTAAGTAAATCATCTTCTATTATATCTTTGGCTGATACTTCACTGTCATCTGCTTTAATTATAACAGAACCTTCATAAACTGCATCTTTAGCGGTTGTTCTAAGCCAATTTGATGTTAATTGAAAATAATGTTTTTTATCATATAAACTTATTAAATTAGATGCATCTAAATAATCTAAATCAACACTTGTTGGTAAACTAATGAAAGCTTCTATTCTCCATCCCCCAATAGATACGAACTCAATATCAGTTCCATATACAATTCCAACACTTCTAAATCCTGAAACTTTTCCATTATCAGTAATATCAGATGGGTGATAATGATATTTTTCAATTGTTTTGTCTCCACTTGATAACTCATTAAAGTTTACAATTAAATCAGATATTCTATCTGCAGATGATGAATCTGCGTTACCAACTTTAATAAAGTCTAGGGAAGTGTGTTGTTCCTCTTTAGTTTTTGCAACGAAATCAGGTAATATATCATGTCCATTTACACCACTTGTAAGTGTGTTAATTTGATAATCACTACCACTATACCAAAATTCTGGTATAGAACCTGTTGCAGAGTTATCATAAAATAACTTCTGAACGTTTGCTCTTTGTTTACAATACGTGGAATCAAATAAAGCATTTTCATCGTATGCCAATCTTAAAATAAACTTTTCAGCTGCATCTGTCGGGGCAGTTGGGTATATTGTACTTGAGGATTCTTCTTGCTTTGTTACAGTTGTAATAAAGGTTGCATCATTGGCAATTGTAGTTTCAAGTAAAGATACGAACTCTACATGAATTGACTTATATATAATTACAAGTTCAGTAATAGAATTGGATGATAATACGGCAATAAAAGCTGTAAAATCAAATCGTGTAGATAGTGTATTAGTGATAAATCCCGTATCGGTATTTAATTCTAAAAGTCTTAAGTTTGCATCTGAATCTTTTACAAAATCAGCTGAGAATAATGTGCCTTTCATTGGTTCTTTCCTATTGTTATAATCTGTTATTGTATATAAATATAATTAAATCAAAGTTTCTATTCGTTTATTAGTCTTTATCTTTGGATTTTTATTTAATACATTTTCTCGATATGATTTTATGATTGAACATATTTCATATTTTTCTTTTTTTTCAAACCAACTACTGGCCCGAGTTAGAACTGTTATGAAGTCCTTCTTTTTTATTTCTATGATATTCTTTATATTGGGATGTATTAAAAGGACAACCGAGTGTTCTCCTCTAATTGAAGCTTGATTTATTGCCTGGGATACTTGGTAAAATACCTCATTACCCCTTGACTCTAAGAATTTATTTATTCGTGGTGATTTGGTTTCAAGTAAATATCGTTTCCATGAAACTGTTCTGTGTACATCTCCTATCATATTGTAAATTTAAACGTTCCCCATTTTAGTTGATAATAATTATAAACAATAATAGAATAACCATATCCTATTTTTTGTGTTATGTTTCCTACCAAATTTCTTTTCGTGGTTATGCCCATAACATAAGACATATGTTCTGTCCATGGTTTAAAGAATCTGTATAAGTATTTTGTATGAGATGGGTTGTTCTTCATGTACTTAACCACATTCCTTGCCCAATATGTGTATCCTAACATTACACGAGGATGTGATTTGTATAGAAGCTTGCCAAATTCTTGGTCAGCTGCCCACACTTCTTCAGATAAGAATCCCTGTCTGTATAGTTCTCCACAAATAATTTTTAAACTCATATTATAATTATTCTAATTCTGGCTTTGGAAGTTCGTGATCAAATCCTAAAAAGGTTGGATCATCAACCATTGTGATTGGTGAAGTATAATATGAAGTGATTCCCATATCTTTCGCTTTTCTTAATGGTGGATCTGATTCTGTTTCCGTTTTACTCAACCACTCTATGTGATTTATTATGTCTATTTTAGTATTTATGGTGTCATCTACATTAACTTCTGCGTAGTCTTCTGATATTGAAAACTTTGGTTTTTTATGATAAGCTACTAAATCCCAAAGTGGTAATTTAACAACAGATACTGTTTTTTTATTTTTGTATGGATTTACAGATCCATGTTGTTTTTCCAATTCTGTTTTAAATTCTTTAGATGTGTGAAGATCACCTTCTCCAAATTCAATTAAGAAGTTAAAGGTAGCGTCATTATGACCTATAATACCACTTACATCAATATCTTCAAATAATACAACATTTTCTTCGTATTTTCCTGTTAGTTTTATTTTACCCCCAGCTCGTGTATATGCTGAACTTGGGTCTGTTCCTATTTCTACTGGATATGGATTTTGTATATATGCTAATGGAATTCTTTTTTTGTACTCTGATTTAGTTAAGAGTTGCTCCTTTGGTCGTACAATAGTAGAACGATTTATTCTATAACCTGGATCTAATTTTTTCTTAGTCTTGGATTCGCTAAGCTTGGATATTCTTTCCTTATTCCATGCTATCCATGAAGCAGAAGTACTTTTTCTTCTTTTTGAAAAAAGATTATTGGAATAATTTGGTTTTTTTTTAAACGCCATACGTTTATAAATATTAAGTAATAGAAATTACCTTGATAGTTTGTTAAATGCAATTTCAATTGCATCATTATATCTAAGTGCAACATCGTTGTTCTGAAGTTTAGTAGCTAAATCGGTGGTTTCTTTAAATATACCAAGTTCGTGTGCCTTGTGTAGAGTCTCTTCTAAATCCTTTTCTGCTGTGCTCATTTGTTTAGCCCTTGTTGAAGTTTTTGTATTTTAAATTTTACCCCTTCAGTTTGAGGTCCTGTTTTTAATTCAATTATTTTATTAATAACTTCTTGTGTGTGTTTATCTTTCATATATTCTTCAAATGTTTCCATATTATCCTAAAAAATCATTATCATAAAACTGTATAGATACTCCTGCCTCTTCGAACATTTCCCAACTACGCTCAGCGTGTTCATGCCATCTATCAGAAGAAGGGCCATTTGAACGTTCACAGAAGATTCTTGTTATACCAGAATTAATAATTCCTCTACAACAATCTGCACAAGGCATACCACACGTTAAGTACATCGTACATTCTTTAGTAGATACCCCAATTCTTGCTGCATTATATATAGCATTTCGTTCAGCGTGTTCAAACCAATAATACTTTTCTGGTCTTTCTTGTCTTAATTTTTTCGTATCATTAATTCCACGAGGGAATGAATTGTATCCAGTCGATACTATCTCTTTATCTTTACCAACTATAACTGCACCAACTTGTGTTCTAACATCTTTCGATTTAAGTTTCACATTATGTGCTAAGTTTTGAAAGTATTCTACCCATCTCATATATATAAATACATTTTAAATTAATTTTCTTACAACAAATTAGTTGATTTAATTATATTTTACTTAATAATACTTGTTCACTAAACATATTATTTTTTTATATGTATTGATTCCATATTGTACATTTGATGTAACCAATGTTTAATTTCTTTGGGTATTCTAATAAAAATAACCCTTAACCATATTCTAATCTTCCTTAACATATTCCCATTCAGCTTCTTTGATTAAATCACAAAACATATATATTCCATTTCTAGATACCTTAAATGCGGTATCACATCCTAACCAAGATTTTACATCATTTGCGTTTACTCGGTCAACCCTTTCGATTGATATCTCAGCAAATATCAGATATGGATTGTTGTTGATATATCGTATCGGTCTTTTATATGTTGGATAAATCATGTGTTGTTACTTATTAACTATAAATATTTTGAGCCTCCAGTAAGACTCGAACTTACGACCTGCTCATTACAAGTGAGCTGCTCTAGCCAACTGAGCTATGGAGGCTATTATGTGGTTTAATATAATGAATTATATAAGTGTAATTCTAAATCCATAATACCATAAATCAATTCTGAAGAAGGGTATATACATATAATATCCAAATCCAATACGAATCATTCGATTGGCTCTTTCTAATTTTATTTTTTGTATTGTCATTTTAAAAGTCATCTTTTTTAGAATTTTCCATAAAAGTGTCAATTTCACTTATCTTTGATTCATTCTGAAATACTTTTACATCAATTTCTTCAAATCGTTCATTGATTACCTCTGCTGATTCTTTGTAAATAGTATCAAATTTTACATCTACCTCTTCTATTGAAATAGAATGAGTATCGATTTTATCTTCGAATTCTTTTTTTAATGTATTATATCTTATCTTCAACTCCTCAACATCATCTACCATTTCTTCACTATTGTCTTTTAGTGTTTTGATTGTAATTACACAATACACCACACAAAATATAACCACACAGGTTAAGATACCAAGTCCAAATATTATAAATCCATCCATCTATTTTTTTGTATATTGTTCATAAACTTTATTAATTACATTATAGGTTGTTACGAAAGTTGCACATTTAGGCATGTCCTTTAATCTTCGTGCACCAATATATGTACAAGCACTTCTAACTCCACCTAATATATCTTCAACTGTTTCTTTAACAGGGCCTCTATCGGGTAGGTGTACTAATCTACCTTCATTACCTCTGTATCCATCTTTTCTTTTACCATGTACTTCTCTAGCACGGTCTGAACTCATTCCGTAAAATTCTCGTTTGCCACCGATTGCTTGTACTTCTGATTCATTATGTCCTGCTAACATACCTCCAATCATTACCATATGAGCCCCTCCACCAAAGGCCTTTGCAATATCTCCTGGTTGTGTACATCCACCATCTGCCATTATGTGTCCATCAACACCATTAGCTGCATCTGCACATTCTAATATTGCTGAAAATTGTGGAACGCCTACACCGGCCATTGTTCTTGTCGTACAAACACTACCTGGTCCTATTCCTATCTTAACTACATCGGCACCATTAATAATTAACTCCTCCGTCATCTCAGGTGTTACTACGTTTCCTGCTACAATAACTTTGTCTGGATATGCTTCTCTTATTTCCCGAATAAATCCAACCATATTTTGATGATATGCATTAGCAACATCAACAGTAATCATTTTAACATCAGGAAACCTTTTTAGTATTTCTTGCATATTCTTATAATCTTGTGCCTTATCATCAAACATTTTATTTGTACCAGTACAAACAGAAACGTTTTGTAATCGTACACCATTATCTACTGCTGCTTTCCATTGGTCTGGTGTTGTTGTCTTAGTAATAACAGTCATCATGTTATATTCTTGTAATACCTTTGCCATACTAAATGTACCAACTCCATCCATATTACTTGCAAAGATTGGTGTAAAGTTCATTACACTTGAATTTCTAAATGTAAACTTACGGGTCATATCTACATCTCTTCTTGATGATAACGTAGACCGTTTGGGTTGTAATAAAACATCCTCAAAGTTTAATTTTGGTTCTGTATTAATTCTCATTTTTATAGATTTTGTCTTAATGCTAAAAAATCATTTCTCATCTTTTGCACTTCTTCCAATAACTCATCATTAGTTAATGGAATTTCATGTCGTATCTTATCGATAGCAGAACAAAGTACATCAATTTCTTTTTTTAACTCTGATTTTACGTTTATGGTTTGTAAGGTTGT